GCCTGCTCTTTGACTGTCATAGCCTTACCTTCTGGTTTAGCTGGAGATTCAGCTTTTGTTTCAGGAGTAGTGACTTTGATATCACTGGCTTCACGAATGGACAGGATCAACTCTGCATCCCCATCAGAGATGCCCAGTTTAGCCCAGCCTTTCTTAGCTTTCTGTTTGGCAGAGATTAATTCCTCTGCAAACTTCTGAGCAGTGGCCAGATCTTCAGCCAGATAAGCAGCTTCAAATTGCTCCCAAAGGAGGTCAATTTTAGTCTTCTTGATCTCAGGGGCAAGGGCTGGAGCAGGCTCCTTCAGATCAGCAGCCAGCACTGGTGCTGCCTTTTCAATAGGGGCCACTTCTGACAGATCAGACTGTTCCAGTGTTTCCTTAACCAGATCTACTTTTACTTCTTCAGCTTTCGCTGCTTCAGTATTTTCGACCTTGGTGTAGGTCACCTTACTGCCATTGTGGCCACCTACTTCAACCAGTTCAGTGATGCCCACATGAGCACCACACAGAACTTTGTTCAGCAACTCTTTACCTTCTGGAATAGAAGAGATAGAGCCACCACTGTTGACGTGGTTACGCAGCGATTCAGGCAGTACAGCAAGGATGTGGTAACCACACACACGCATTTTAGTGCGGCTGTATTCTGGCACAGCAAAGACGTCTTCAGGACGTACTTTAGCCATAACAGTGACGTTACCAGAGAAGCTGCTGAGATAACCCAGGGAAGCTACGTGCAGGCCATTGGAGCAATCCTGACGACGGTTAGGGTCTACCAGACCTGGTTTCATGAAGACATAGGAACCCACATTCTGTTTGATGTTCCCGGAGTGAACATCCACGAAAGTTCCCTGTTTCTCTTTGAGACGTTTGTAGATAACGATACAGCCGTCATCTGCAATAGGTAGGTCACCATGTTCGATGAACTTCATCAGATCTTCAGCAGAGTGCCCACGATCTTTCAGGACAGGTTCCAGGCGGTTCAGGAAGTTTACGAAGCCACGGAAATCCTTCAGCTTACTTGCTGCTTTCATCTGAGATGACAGCTTGTGAGCATGAGGAATCACACTACCTGTCTTGGTGTTGACTGCCACAATGGTATCAGGATCTTCATCCGTGATTGGTTTGTGGAAATCAGGATCATCAACAGTACTGCCTTTGCCCGCAAGCTCACGCATACGGGCTGTAGCCAGATCGATTTTCTCATCATTGGTGAGTTCTGCTGGTTTGGTTACCTCAGTTGCAGGGGGTTCAACTGCTTCTTTCAATGCTTCTAAGGCTTCTTCTGCTTCTACTGCCGCAGATGGGGCTTCCAAAGCATAGGTGAGGTCATCAGCTTCTTCAACATCCAGAATGGTCTGGCCTGGTTTGATGCCCAGTTCCAGTGGTGAGACATGAGCAACAGCTTCATCCACCTTTTCAGGGGATTCAGTGTCGATGAACTTTTTGACGAAACTTTTGGCAACACGGAAGAACTTGATAAGTCCTCCAGTACCTTCTTCAGTTTCTTTAAATTCATTGCGTACCTTGACAGGTTCTGCAATGTCTACAACCGCAGAGCCATCCACAGGGATGTACTTTTTAGCTGTTTCGACGATGATCGGCAAACGAGGATCACCCTGTGCAATGGTCACAGTACTGCCGTCCTCTAAATAGAGGACAGCATTCTGAGCATCGACAGAGATTCCTACGATGGTCACTAGTTTTTTCATGGTTTAGTTCCGTTTTTGAGTGCACTTAAAACGATGGTTTTCAGAGCAGAAGCCCGCTCTGGGTATTGAATGAGCCACTGAAGGACACTTCCGTCACCATGCCCAAGGGCACGTAACATAGGGTCTTTACGCAGCACTTTCAATTTCTTGATAAAGGGTAACTCTTCCAGCCTACCCCGCATGATGGTTTGGATAGGATCCCAGTTTTCATCTGCGTTGAGCTTCTCATACTCTTCTGGAGTATAAGCATAGACAGCCACTGTAGATGGAGTAAGGCTGAGAATACGCTCAAAGTAAGGATCGTACCGTAGCTTTTCCAAACCAGGCAGTTTAATGCCGAGTTTAGTACACAGCTTGATATCCTGAGATGAGATACGATGCTGAGTAGCCAAGGCTTTCTGGCGTTCTTTGGTGACATACTTTGTAAATGCTTTGCTCAATACCACTTGTTTAACACGCGGTATAAAGTAAGCGTCTACATCAATAGCACCACGATTTTCAGCCATACGGCGTTCGATACCATTACGAACAACCACCCCATCGAACAAGTCCTCTGGTGTAGCATCCTTCAGATGAATAAAGCTTCCCAGCATACCTCCATGAATATCATCAATAGAGATGAAATACTTAGGATTCTGGTTTACCTGACTAGGCTTTTTACAGGCAGTAATTTCACCTTTAAGTTGCCAGTTACCATTCTTCAGATAAGTAGAGATAGTACCCAGCTTATTACCTGGTTTTTCAGCTTTAATCTTGGCTTTTCTCTCACGTTTTTCCTTTGCTTCGAGGATTTCTCGATAAGCTGGATCCCATTCCACTCCTGGGGTTAGATCGACTACAGTAAACCCAAGCTTTTCCAGCTTTGCAGTGACAACAGCAATATCAGCAGCTTTAGCTCGTGGATCCACTTTCAGTGCCCATGCAGCGTTGGAAGTCCCTTGCACGTATCCGTCGTAGGCAGACTTACTCGCAGCAATACCTTTCAAGCGGGAAGTGAGAAACACTACCTGGTTTTCAAGGTAAGTTACGATCTGAGTACCAGAGTAGGGGATACGACGCATAAAGCCATCACTATAGACGTTACGGCCCCACCAGGTGTTTTCCTGGGTACTAAAGCGTAAACTCTTAACCGAGATAAAATCAGCTCCAGCAATACCCCGCATAATACGTTTGATGGTATGTTTGCGAAGGAATGCATGGATAGCTTCACGGGTTCTGGCCCTGCCAAACGTAGTAGCCTTACGTAAGTCCCACAAAGCCTGATTAGCATGTACCCAATCTGGTTTAGTAAACTGGTATAACTTTTTGAAGCCAACATGTTCGGCTTCTTTGAGTTCTTTCCAGTACTTCATACGAATAGAGGATCCCAGGTTACTACCCAGATAACGTCTGACTACGGTAGGCTGGATCTCCTCCAGAATGTTAACAGGACTGCCAATAGCAGGTTGCCCATTTGAAAATTTACCTGCACGCATACGGTTGCACGTAATAGTAATAGAAGATGGGATCTTGGCAATGATATCCTTTTCCATATTTGCAACTAATTGCACACAAAGATCGGTCAGACCGTCTTCAGTCAGTTTCTGACTGGAGAGTGCTTCACGAGCTGGAGTTAACGCCAGAGTATCAGGAGCTGCTTGAACCAGCAGACGTTGAATACCAACGATCTCCATAAACTCTGAGAGCATTCCAGTAGCTTTGCTGGTGGCTTCTGTAAACAGCATTGGGTAGATGACAGCACCATAACGCACAAAGATTCTGTGGTTACCCATGTACTTGTTGTACCAGACTTCATCATCTGTATTCCATGAACCAGGTTCCTGGGACATACCCAGTTTAGCCATAGGCTCAAATTCGCCACCCATCCAGCTGAGTTCTGCATTCATTTCACCATGCATAACCAGATACTTCAGATAGGTATGGGCTGTCTGAGCTTGATCCAGGGTTAAACGGAAGCTGACAGTCAAACCAGAGCGAGCGGTAGGAACGCTAACCATAGGTGTAATACCTGGTTTGCCCTGATTCTCCACTACTGAACGGGCCATGTTATAGACTGTCTTGGTTCCGTTGTATTCAGAGGTTACACGGAAGGCATCTACAAGCGCCCATGGGGCTTTACTGCCTAAACCAAAGCCACCAGTAGTCTTACTGTCGTTACGCTTGGTGGAAGCACCATAGGTGCCATAGATTTGGGCGATCTTCTCTGGGGGAATACCCAGACCATTATCCTGAATGATCAGCTCCCCATCAGTAGTGATGGAGATCTTCAGGGGTTGATCGGTAGTACCAGCTTCGATATTAGCATCCCATGCGTTGCACAGAGGCTCACGAATAGCTGCCAGCAGCTGGTTTGAATACAGGTTAGATGACAGCATCATCAGAAATGCAGCATCCTCTACCATAGATACAGCGAGAGTTTCCCCAGCACCCAGAGAGGCAGAGGTCGATTTGTTTTGCATATCCGCAACTTGCATTTGAATATCCTCAAGTAAGATTTACTAAGACTTTTAATAAGAAAAAGCCAGAATAAATCTGGCTTATTAGTTAGGCATTTTGGTTTAAGGCTTCGACACCTTTAGGTGTTAGAAACCAACCGAACATAGGAGTGTATTTCACAAGCTCCAGTTTATTCAGGGCAATGCCTGTACGGTTTTTCACTGAACGAGGAGCAGTACCTGATTTAGCCATCTTGAGGAAGACGACTTGTTGCTTCGAGAGCGGCATTTCTTTTCCTTTCAAAACGTAGGTTTTTGAGTCCTCCCGGATAGCTGTCAGCTATTCGTTTGGCAAGACGATGGGAGATATTAAAGTGAGCTTCAGCCTGTTCTAGCGTGTGATCAAAGAGATAATCCAGGATTTTAATTCTGGTTTCATCTCTGATCTCTTTACGCAATTCAGAAAGTCCAAGCACCCTGATTGCAGAGTCTATTGAGTTAACAGATCTTCCCAAACAGACAGCAAGTCTTTTAATGGGCATACCGCGTAGGTAATTATCAATCAGGAAGCTTTTTTCTTCTTTAGTCCATGGCCTCTTGATTGATGAGGTACTCATGACAATATAAAGATGAAGAATTTAAAAATTAAAACAGGAATACCTCCCAATAGCACAGCTTGGAAAGTATTCTCAATCCATTGGACTTTACCTTTGTATATTGAATCATGAATACAAGCACCACACCATAAAATGAAAATTATGGTGAGCCACAGTCCACCAATAGTTGCAAACATTATGGCTCCTTGGGCAGTTTTCCTGCCATGGCCTGCAAAGTGAATACAGCAGCATCAGAAGCTTCTTCATCAGTTACCAATTCCGGGTCAATATAACCATTGCTACCTTCTTGGTTAATGCGAAGCTCGCTCAGGTTATCTAACCAGGTTTGAATTTCAGCCAGTCCAGCATTGACCATCTGTTCAGTTGGTTCAATCCAGAGCTTTTCCAACTGTTCAATACGACTAACCAGGGCTAATACTAAATTATCCCCGGTAAGATCTCGCCATTGTTCGCCATGACGTAAAGCATGAAAATTAGTACCATTTTCGTGAATAACAGTGTATTCACCTACTTTAATTTCAGTTTTCATATAATTGATCCTTTATTAACCCCAATGCTTTCCATCGTTTTACGACGTTTAAACATTGAGATTGCTTTTGCATGTTTTTCACGGAATTCTAGGACTTGCTCTGAAGATACCGAAGTGGGTACATCAGCAGCCTTTAACCCTATTGATCTGAGGGTTTCATGCATAGCTTCAGGCAGAAGGACATAAAAGTCAGATAGACTGCCACTATCAGCTACAAGATCTCTCAGAAGGTATTCATAGTAATTACCCTCAAGTTCTTCCATTTGACGTAACTGATCATAACGTTCGTCAAAGGCTTCACATAACGAAGGGTGTAGTTGAATTACAGGGGTATCACCCAGCACGGTTGGGTAATTACCCCCGTTTCTGGTGAAATACTTAGATCCTGTTAAAGCTGTGTGCTTAGGCACTATTTCTTCAACTACCCAAACCACAAATTCTGTTTTAGCTTTATCAAACATAGCCTGTTTGAAATACCGACAAAGAAGATCCATTTCAGTGGTCTTAATTATCATGGTATATCCCCCGTAAGTACTACCTGTAATCGAGCACGAGAAATGGCTACGTAGAGTAAGCGACGGAGCTGGTCGATATCTCGACAACGGTTGAGATCACCTAAGTCCACATAGACACGCCTAAAGGTGGAACCTTGTGCTTTATGGATAGTGCATCCGAACACTGGACGTAGATCGATCCAGGTACTTTTAACCTTATCCAAGGCATTTTTGATTGCGGTGAACTCTTCTGGGTTTTCTGCGAAAACCATTCCCTGAAGCTTCTTGGAGTAACGTTTGAGTAGCTTATCTTTAGCCTTTTTGTCATTGGGCATGAAATAAGCTTGAACTTTTTCACCTGATTTAAAATCCTTCGAACCTTTACGGTTACGGTCGGTATAAACCCAGTGACCTTCTTCACCCAACTGTTTACCTGGTTCTAAACCAGTGAGGTAAACGAGGCGGTCTGTACCAATAGCAGGGAGGACATTTTTGATGCCACCTACATAACTGTTACAGATCGCATAGTCACCTTCCCTGAGTGTCTGAGAGCCAGTAACCTGAGAGTAAATCTTATGGTTAACTTCGTTCACTCGCTTGTTGGTAAAGGCCAGGAATTTGCTGGTGGAGTATTCCCATTCATCACGGGACATATCCCTGATCATCCCTGCTTCGAACTTACTACGTTCTACCCAGATGATATTCTTACCATCCACATTACATGGAGGAGTAGGGCCACCTTCAAGCACCCATTGACGCAGACGCTTAGATAACGCCTGTACAGGGTTATCATCAGCTTGTCGCATGATCTGGGTTAACTCGACCATGGGGAAGCGCCCTTCTTCGAATACAGGCAAGTCACCTTCAGCAGTCTTACATTGGGCTTTATCACCCATGAAGATTACTTTGGTGCCTTTACCCAGCTTCATATAGATATGCTCTAACAAGGTCATATCGATGTAGCTGGCTTCATCAACAAAGACGAAGGTATTCCACAGCAACTCATCTGGTTTATGGGATACGAGAACATCCTTATAAGTCTTAGGATCTTCTTCCATGCCCAGACGAAGCAAGCTATGGATTGTTTTTGCAGTACATCCCATAGCATGTTCGAAAGCTTCAGCAGCCTTATTGGTGGTAGCTGTGAATTCAGTACGAGGGTTACGCTGTACTTTAATCCCTAGTGCTTCCATCGTCTTCTGTACTTTTTCCAGATGTTCAAGCACATACTTAATGACGGTGGTTTTACCTGTACCAGCAGCACCAGATAAAACCATTACCTGATTACTGTTGAATATCATGGGATCTTCATCCCCCTTAAAGCGGGGGACATAGATATCATGAGGTTGATGTTTGTTAAGCAGAAAGTCCGTGATGAATTCACAGGCTTTCTGTTGGCCTTGGGATAGCTGCATAAATGCTCCTGGTTAAGGGGGCTTCTATACAAGCCCTTCCATTGTAAAGTGAACCACTTTGCCAAATTTTGGTACAAAGTTCGGATTATCATAAACGAACCAGATTACAGGACGTTTAGGATCTACCAGATTGTGCTGGCTGAGGTAACCATCAGTCAGGATAAACATCCCCAGTGATGCTTTATCACGGGCGAAGTCTTCGATGGTACTATCGATGCAAGTACCACCACCACCACTGAATTTAACATTGAGCAGATCACGTACTGTACAGATCCGAGAGATATCCTTGATATCAGTATCAAACTGATACAGCTTTATCTCATCTGGTTTAAACAGTTTCAGTACCTGATAGACACCACCTAAGAAGATGGTGAACTCTTTCTTGCCAATGGAACCAGATACGTCAATAGCCCATGAAATACGTCCCAGGGACTTTCCACGACGTTCTGGAGCAGTGATATCGTGTACCAGCATACGACGACGAAGGCGTGACCATGTACGACCAGGCTTACGTGTGACCTTCTCACAGAAGATCTTCAGATAGTGCTGCCACGGAATTGGAGGATTCAAGAGATCCTCAATACGGCGAGCCATATCCTTAGTACCACGCCCAAACTGTTTACCAGTCTGGTTTGCCTCAGCCATTTCAGCTGCCATGTTAGCACCCAGTAAGATGCTATCAATTTGCTGCTTCTGGGTTTCCTGTTCTTCTTGAGTCAGAGGCTGTCTATTGAAATCAGGCATAGGGTTTTTACCCTTGTGAGTGCCCGGCTTCTTAGCCTCTTCCTGTTGAAGTATCCGGTATACCTGCATGGTGGTCATGCCATCAAAGCGGGAATCTACCAATACCTTAATAGTTGTAGGCATTGGCATTCCAGACTTTTTCAGTTCCAGGTTGATTACATAGTCACCAGCCTGGTTCCACAGATCTTCATCCAGATCTACAGGGAAGGTAGTGCAGTGTTCATGCACAATATGCCCAACTTCATGAGCCACCACAAAAGGGTGTTCAGTAGGTTTGAGCATCTCCATGAATTTCTGGTTGTAATACACGGTTAAAGAATCCGTGTAAGCAGAATCACAAGGGTGCCCAGCGGGCACTTCCTTATGTTTTAATCTGAGGATCATTGAAGCCCAGAACACATACTTCTCATCCAAAGCCAGAGTAGTAAAGGCTTTGTCGAGGATCTTCTCAAGTGGTGACATTGTATTTCCTTAGAAAAGTTCGTCAGCGTGGCGAGTACACCAGTTGCTTACCTCAGCATTACTGCCGAGTTTAGGGTTACGTGCAATGATGCTGCGCATTGAGATTACCTGGTAGGACGCTGGCATACGCTCAATGAAGGTCATTGCTTTAGCAATATTATCTTCAGCTACACCACGAGCCAGTACGCCAGTAAGGGCATACATCCAGGATGGTTCATTAGTCGGGATACGAGCACCTTCAGGATCTTTGAGGATCTGTTCCATAGTTACTACTTTGGAGAAGTAGGTAACGAAGGTACGGAAGCTGCGCCCAGTAGCTACGCCTACAGTGCCATCGATCATCGGTTCCCAGCCTTCAATAGATTCCAGCGGGGTGATGAGCTTGGACAGCATAGACCAGGTACGAGCACACGCATGGGTATACTCGTTTGCATCCGGGTTGAATTTGTTGAATGCATCTGGTTCGTAGTTGAGGAACGCCACAATACGAGGATCCAGTGTTGCAGTGAACAGTTTCAGCCAGTACTTCAGGTTTTCTTTGATAGTCAGGTTGACCACACGAGAACCCAGAGCAGTACCCAGAGAGGATGCAATTGCACCATCGTCTTCACGGTTACCAGCAGCCATGATCCACATACGTTTGTGTACGTGTTTCTGGCCTACTTTCTTGTCCAGAATGAACTTGTAGCTTGCAGCTTTGGTATCGTCAGCAGCAGAGGTCAGTTCGTCCAGCAGTACCAGGAAACCAGCGTACTGCTTGCCAGTTTTAGGGTTAACCGGGATAGGATCGCCTTCCAGCGGGATCTCATCCAGAGGGATGTATTTACCTTTGGACTTGTCTTCGTTGAAGCCCAGTACGCCATTCATGTCTACTGGTTCCATACCAGCCAGACGGAGGTCGATCAGCAGCAGGTTGTAGGTATCAGCCACTTCCTGCGCAATAGAGGATTTACCGAAGCCAGGAGCACCATACAGCATTGGTACAAGACCTTGCTTCATGATGTGAGCTACAGTAGTAGCAGCTTTGGAAATGTCGAGAGGTGTTGTCAGAGTCGTTGCCATGTTAGATAGTCTCTACTTTAGATGCGGTGAATTTAATACGGTCGCCTAAGCTACCGTCTTGATTGATCATATAACCGATACCCTTACCACCTTGGGCAAGGATCTTGTTTGATACAGCAGACATTACCTGAGCAGTAATGACCTGGGGATCCATGATAGGCACGCCATCAAGGATCACTTGAACAGTAATTTCTGGGGTAGTGTCAGTAGTGACACCAATTGCTAATGCAACATCGAACATATGAATTCCTTAATGGGCTATGAGTGACATTCACAAACCTGGCTTATATAAAACCAGGTTTAGGAAGTTACTTAACAGGGACGAAAGGTACAGAAGCACCTGGCACCATGGTGGTAGGCATTACACCATTCCACTTAGCAATGGCATCCAGTTGAATTACGTTCGGGTTAGCAGCGAGTGCTTCACCACGCAACTTGATAGCATCAGCTTCACCTTGAGCACGAATACGTGCAGAGTCAGATTCACCACGAGCTTTCGCACGTTCTTTCTCTGCCTCAGCTTCAGATTGCTTGATCTCTTGTTCACGCTGCAATGTAACCTGGTTTGCGGTTACTTTGGCGTTGATTGAAGCAATGACGGTTGGTGGGTATTCAGGCTTGCCTACATAGGACAGACTGATCACCTCAATACCAACTGGGGTCATTTCAGCTTGGATCATACTGAGTGCTTGAGTCAGGAGATCAGATTTACCACCGTCAATGAACTTGTCAGTAGTCATACGTGAAGCCAGACGGTTCAGACTGTCAGCAATTTTCTGTTGCAGATCGCTATCAGTGATTTCGTCTACGCCTTTACGGTAGGTCTGGAAGACTGTCGCCACTTTAGTCGGGTTGACTTTATAAGCCACACCGATGTGATAGCCGATGGTTGTACCGTCAGACATTTGGAAGGTAAAGATCCCGTCGTAGGTTTTCATCTGCTTGAAGGTCGGGAACGTGTACAGATCTTCGTTCCAGCCGATCCAGTAACGGCCTACACCTTTCACTTGCTGTTCAACACCCTTCTCATCACCGAGACGGTTAACGATGATACCTACGTTACCGGGTTCGACACGCTCATAGCAGCCTGTCAGCGAGGTCATTGCAACGACTGCCAGAATGCAGCCCATGATAAATTTACGCATGTTTGATCTTCTTTTTAATTTGACGATAAACGAAAGTGACCACCAGAGCAGGCCACACCAGAGCACCAGCAATGCCGATGAACACGAGGATGGTATCTTTAGCTGATACCAATGAAGGCAGTAAGCCCCCATACAGGACACCTGACAGGAGTAAGATCACTACTCCATACAGGTAGAGTTTCAGATATTTATTCATCTGTTTTGCGATTCCTTAAACCAGGGATTGTGTAGGCTTTGGAGATATATTCCCCAATATAGAAATACTCATGAATTTCACTTTCAATCATTCGTACTTCAGAGCCTGCATCAGTCAGTACTGTGTAACAGGGTTCTGGCTTAAAGTCGGCAATGCTCATTGTGGATCCGATTTTGGTAATGAAAGCATTACCTAATCGACGACCATCTTTGGTGCATAGCTGACGGTGTAATTCCAGAGTCCCAGAAGGATCATAACGTTCAGCCCATTCAGGAAGGACTTCACGTTTAAACTGCTCGTCATAATCTTCGTCTGTCATGAAGCCTCCTTTAAAGCTTTATCACGACGCTTACAGTTTTCTTTCTGGCTTACCATTTCCAGATGTGCTGGGTTACAGCACAAGCGATTACGACACTTATGGTCTATCTGCTTCTTGGATGGGATATAGCCATAGAAGTGGGTATATACAACGAGGTGAGTAGCTACAGTCTGGCTATTGAGACTCATACGCCCATAGCCTCCACCGCGTCCAGTCCCTGAATCAGGGCCAGTCCATATGAAGCAAGGGCTGGGTAAGCCTTCAAGTTTAAAGCCAAGATCTTTGATATCTACTCGTTCGAATACACGGGCAAGAACTTCCTCCCTACGGTTGGGAAGTTCCTCCAGTATCTTGTCGAGCATTGAGCATCTCTTTGATCAGGGTGTTGTGGTAGCACATGACAGCAGCATGCACTTCGTTAGGGGAGCAGCCATACAGACTGGCTTTAGCACGATTCATTGCATCGTCCAGACTGTCGGCTGTGGGATAGAGGCTATTAACTACTGGCTTCATCTTTTCCATAATAGCGTTTTTGCAGTTCGTTCATCCCCACCTGAAGCAGATACATCAGATCTTCATCTTCCAGGTGTTGGACGTAGGTTAATGGGTTGATGGAATCGACTACTTCTTTAGTCTTTTCCAGTGATTTTTTAGCAGCCAGAATGGCAGCAGTATCCTGAGCTACTTTCAGATACTCTGTAGGAGTCAGCTTAGGCTTTGCTGGTTTAGCTTCTGGGTTACCCCAGACATTTTCACCAGAAGCCATGAGAGCATGGATACGTTCTTCCAGCTTGCCATAGTCCATAGGAGGCACTTGAGGGTACTGCCAGGCACGAGAAGCCATCATTGCAGGGTTATGGAACAACTGGCGTTTAGTAGGTGACAGATGCAAGGCAGCATCAAATTCACCATTCTGGTTTGCAGCACGGAGAATACCCCGTACAGTTTCCAGTTTAACCCCGGATACTGTGGAGATCTGGTGCATACAGTAACCTTCACGAGCCATAGCCAGAAGTGCAGCAGAATTGATAGCTGTCATTTGGATTCCTTATTTTTTAACTTTTTCAATAAGCACTCAGCATCATTAATGTCGAGTACTGCGTTTTTTACTTTATTAGACAAGTGAGCTAATTCCCTATTGGGGGGATTACACTCACAAGCCTTTTGAAGAAGTTCATCTTTGTAAGTAGTGAGTAACTTCTTCATCAAAGCAATGTCTGACTTTTTCAAAAAGTCCCCCACACTTTAGGGTTGATCAAATACTGTTCCCAGACCTTATCGAAATAGCAGTTGTCTGGGGCATTTTTGAACATAGGAGCAACATCGCTGTCTTTTAAGCCAGCAAGACCACATCCCACACGAGTGACCATGAAGTTCAGCTCACCATGTTCCCGTGCATAAGCCAGGAAGGTATCCACATACTCATGGATCACCTGTCCACGCAGAGTACGTAAGCCAGGAGACTTAGTAGGCAGGGCATAGCTATTGCCATAGTGACCATGACCTTTACCCCATACAGCTCCATAAAGCTGTATGGCTGTTTTAGCAGCACCATCGCCGTGGATACCTGCTTCATTGGATCCGAATACGAATACCATTGGTTTGCCTTCAAGGCAGCGTTGAATAGTCACTTCGACTGTCTCCATTGGAAGGTTTTCACGATGAGGGGTTGATTGAGATATATCAATACCATCTTCCCAGTGCATTCCCCATTTACCTTGTCGCCATAGAGTTAATGCGTGTTTAGCATTTTTATTAGTCTCTATGAGCCGAGGTGTTCCTCTGAACCCAGGTTCATGCTTTGTATAAGAATTACTCTGGCTTATGGATCGGCACTCAGGAAGGTAGGCATGGGTTTCAGGATCACGATTCATCCACCATGTCTTCATTACTGGTTTCCTTATTCAGGTTGTATTGGTTGATGAACTCACGACGAAGTTCTTGCAGACGAGCTACTTCAGCTTCCGCTTTATCGATAGCTTCGTCGAAGTCTTTCATAGTTTTGTTGATTTCATTTTTATCCATTGTACATACAGCTCCAGACAAGGGCGCAGATGAATGCTGTGATTCCCCAGAATCCTTGCCACATTTGTTGACGGTGAAGTTTTGCCTCATAACCACAGAGGCGCAGATGTGCTTTAACTGTCTGGGTAGCTTCGTACTCATACTCAGCTTTTTCCAGTTCAGCTTTTGAGATCCTTACCAGGTGTGTCCACCAGATAAAGTTGATACAGCAAATGGCTAAAGCAATTAATACATAGATCATAAGAGCCTCTTTAGGACATAGGTTAAGACTGTCTTAAACCCCGTTAGCCTATAGTTTACTTTAGTCAAAATGGGGATTTTCGGTAAATTTATAATACAGGTTGAAAGCGTACTAGTAGTACTAAGAAGTACTACTGGAACACTCTGAACTACTGATCTTGATATATGAAAAAGCCCACTACATTGAGTGGGCCATTTCGAGTATGCCTTGTTTTGTCGCTATCTACACATCCCTCGAATGTGCGCTGGTCGAGTCTTCAGACTCACTAGCAGGATCGCCGTTACGGGCGTTTGAACGAGTAACGAGACTGTCTCTGATACAAGGCGGTACAGAAACAGTAGCGACAAGATAAACCATATGAATTGCTTCATAGTTCCTCCTGTCTAGGTGATTAACACTATGTGAATCACACTGGTTTGTAAAGATACAAAGCACTGTAATCCAATGAAAATGTGGGGAGACTAGCTCCCCTGCCAATGGCATAGATAAGAATTAAGTGATGGTAATGAGTCGAGCGACTCACAGAAGTGACCGGAGGTCACAAAGGCTTAAGCCCACTTCAACAGGTACTTGTGGAAGTTGTCAGCAGTAACACCACACAAGATGATATGTGCTGCACCTACTCCACCTTTCTGTTCTTTGAGAAACTCAATACCTTTTGAAACGTCAGTCAGGGCTTGAACACCACTGGCATCGACTGTACCTTTGGTTGGGTAGTACATGAGCTTACCAGCCCAGAACACTGATTTAACCGCTACATGCCCTTGAGTAGGCACTTCAGCTGTAAAACCAGGGAATTTATTAATGAAATCCGCTGCTTCAGATGCGTTCATAGGATCCTCTTTACCGTTGACGGAAACACTCGCAAAGATGCCCGGAGGGCATCAAAGCTTAGTATTTTCGCTATATATTTTATTGAAGAAGTTAAAAGCATCAGCTATGTCAGATGTACTTTTAGGTTCCTGAATAGACCGATCATCGATAAATTGTTTAGGGTTGTTTATTTCCTGTCTTCTGAGCACTTCCTCTATCATCTTACGTTGAAAGTCACGCATAGAGGCATAGCCAGGTTGCCCGTCATTGCCTGGTTTCCAGTAGATCCAGCCTAATGGGGCAGCTTCTAAGTCCAGTTCAATTCCTGGAATGGAATTTTTATGGATGATTTCAATTTGCCCTTCCGGTACTGCAATGACAGTAATTGGTTTCAGCTCCAGCTCTTGTATGCCTATGGCATTAGCTGTTTTGATTCTCTTAACAGTGCCTCTTGGCACCATGTACTTTATCGTGTCCATATTGCATTCCACTGTTTAAACGCTACTGTTTCGCCCATGATCACTTGGTACTTTTGCAAAGTTTCCCAAGTAGCAAACTCTTCGGGTAGATCCTCCTCGTTGTAGGATCCTAATTCACACCCTATAGGTAAGACTATTTCAGCCTCTGTGAGCCCTACAGCACTTCTGGTTTTAACCAGTCTATACAGAGCAACTGGTATCACCACTTGTGGGTACACATACCCTGTTACGGCCATTTAGCCTCCCATATGATCATGTTGGTTTTCATGCTCCTGTGAGCACTGCAATGGGTTCCTGGAGGTACACCTTGGGGTAATGTAGGATTCATTGGATCATCATAGCGAATTTCCAATCGTGCCTCTTTAAGCCCAATTGCTGCTCTGGTTTTGATTAACTTAACCAGCTCTAGTGGTACATAACGAGCATTGGGAGTGTTGTAACTAGCCATAGTATTCCTTAAAAAATAAACCTACCCCGAAGGGTAGGTGTTTGGTTATTCACTGAAGTAGTCACTTAATCTGCTACCCAATTCATTGGTAACTGCTCTGGCTCCTGATTTAGCTAAATCAAGTTTCATTAGTGGGTTAATAGCTTTCAATACTTTGAAAGCTGGGATGAATGGAATACCTGTAGCTGCTGCTACACCCATTCCCACATAGTCATCATTCTGACTGGCACTGTAGAAGTTACCTATAGCGTCAGGGATTGATGTAGCTGGATTTAGGTTTCTCCATAGCTGTGAAACCACAGGTGGTTGGCTGGAGTCATATACTGCTTTTTGCTGGGCAGCAAGTTTACCTACAGCAGACAGATACTCTGAAATGCTGGTGGGATTACCTAATGCTTCCCAGCTTTTACTGCTTTGTTTCTGTAACTCCTCCCCCCGCTTCTGCAAGGGGGAGTAAAGTTTCATGTACTCATCTACACTAGCCATAGTACTCTCCTCAAATGAGTAAGAATCATACTATGAAAGAATGTACATGGTTATATTACTCTTCATCCAGCTCACGTTTAGCATTGGCACACAGAAGCTTTGCTTCCTTATAGCTTATTTCCAGTAAATCAAGCACATCGTTGTGATCCTGACCTGCTTTCAGGGCTGCTTTGATAAGTTCAAAGCGAGCATTCAGATAGTTTTCCCATGCTTGTTCCATGATAATTCCTTAGCTTAATGCATAGTTAGAACCACGGATTTTATCTCCGAGGTTGTTAGACAGTTTGGTATACACCCCATCAGTGCTTCCATACAGCTGGTTCATCAGGGATTGCAGAATGGTGCTATCAGCGAACTCTGCCAGCATCTCTTTGTACCAGTACCGTACTTCATTACAGTTGTTTGGATGGGATCCAAAGGCATCGTGAACAGTAGCCACAGGGAATGGTTTGTAGGTCAGCATGAAGTTAACTTTACGCATTACATCACGAGCTAAGTCGATAGGTAACTGCATGTAGTTGCTCCAGTTGATATCGTTGAGAATAACCATAGAAGACTGCTTATTCTCATCCCACAGACGGATACGACGTACCATATCACCAGTAGCTTCTTCAGCCTGTATACCCATGGTATGAGCCAGCAGACGAGCTTCCAGCATCTTCAGTACTTCAGCTACCAGCTCTGGGTTATAGTTGCACAGACGCTCCAGCTCACGCAGTAAGTAGGCATCACAGCAGTGAATGGTATTGGCTACGTTAGCACGGCCTTTCTCTGTACCCCGGTTCTCTTTGTATTCCATGGTGAAAGTAGCATGATCAAGTTCATCTACTTCAATTCTGGTTTCCAGAGTTTCCATGACTTTCATCTTAGCAATGAAGCCATCAGGCAGCTCCAGAACGTGTTCCAGAGCATATGGACGCCAGGAACCCAGGAGTTCATCCATGAGGTTGAACGCACCAGGAGCGATGATGTGGGCTGCTTCGTAGAAGTAGTCCAGCATCTCGCCCTCACCGAATACCTTCTTAGGCACAGCCTTAGAACCGTAACCAGAGGTCATTACAGCTTGTTTGATATGGCTACGAGGGACTTGGATACTATCCAGACCTTTACGCTTCAGAACGCCATTCATGGCGTCTGTGGTGTTGCTGTAGGCATCCATACGTTTATCTGGATCAATACAACCAGTGTTGTATGCACCCTTCTCACAGCCTGTGAGGGCACTCATAATCTGAATGCCAGAGCAACAGCCATCCCAGTAGGTGATGTTGCCTACGGCTTCTCCACGCTGTACACGACGTAAAGTCATGACAGCTTTGTGGTACAGTTCAGGGGTTTCAGCATCCTGAACCTTGGATTCCAGATCCTTGATGTTGTCGTATACCCACTGAATACGTTCTTCGAACAGTTTCTTGTCCAGTCCGTAGTAGTTGGCTACGTCGATGCACATGTATTCCCAACCAGACATATATTTGAAGTTTGGGCCATAAGCGGTATTAATTTGCATTGGAAATCCTCTCATCATAGATAGCTTTAGCTTGGTGCACTGCTTCGCTAACAATGTTTAATTGTTCTTTGGTAAGGTTTTGTATACCGGAATCAAATCCCAGATCTTTCATTACCTCTCTACCTTTAGCTTCCAGCTGTTCCTTGGTCATCTTGGGATCTGACCAGCCCTCTATTATCTCTATGATTTTTTCCAATACTTCTTGTTTGATTACCATTAGTTAAGTCTCTCTATTTAAAGTTTAAATTCATCAGGCACACCAGTTACTTGCTCTTTATTGGCAAAGTTTAAACTGGCTTTCTTAAAGGGAGTGCCCTGGAGGTTGATGTGATAACCCTGGGTATAGATACGTCCACGCTTGTCTACCTTGTTACCGAAGTAGAACTTGTTACCCTGGTTTACCATCAGGCTATAGAAGTAGTACGACTGACGTTTATAACGCATCCAGTTGTCTTTCTGTTTACGTACCAGATCAGCCTTCTCCCATGGTGTGAGAGGTTTCTTACGATGTTTCTGGAGCTTCTCTTCATCGATCTCATTGAGATCAAATGTAGGTTCTTCCTCGTAGTTACAGAGGAATTCTACGTCCAGAGAGTAAGGCACAGCATTACGGCTGTTGATTACATCCAGACAGATATCTTCGTTATGGTGGTTGAATGACCCCCCTAGAATAAGGCTATCAGATGAATAAGTAAGGTAAGGAGTATCCATGTTATGGGTAAGCTTCTTGGGTGGGCAAACCAGTGGTGGTAGATAACACGAACGCTCAATGAATTGAGCCAACTGGTCAGGCAACCCAATATTGCTAACGATATACAGAGATGCTTTAGGATGAGGTTTATTAATGTCATATACGTCAGTATCCGTGAGGACAGCTACGATTTCAGCCATAGTCTGAATGCTGTCACGTTTATCGTCGAAACCCAGTCTGGAAGCCAGCTGGCCTACTACGTTGACCATTGGAGTAGGTTCAGGGAAATACATAATTCCCACGAACACTTCTTTCACAATAGCTTCCAGATCAAGGGATTTGAGGTGGTTAAGGCGTACAGCTTTAGAGTCATAATACTCACCCTCAAGCCACTGGTTTAACAGAGATACACCCTGTTCTACCTTATCTAAAAGGTTACATTCAGGGTCTTCAAACAGCTCTTTACGGATATAACCATCAATATGTTTCTTGTTGAACTGACGTTCGTTGATAGCCTGAAGTTCCTCAACTGGTAACCATTTATGTTGCATTACAATCTTCCCCATGTTTGATAATCAGCTTCTGTCATGTGGTCATCCACTTCTTTTCTGGCTTTAGCCAGTTCAGCATTATCAGCTGCACGAGTCCTGTTAGGATCAGTGTCCTCAATAAGATCCTTATGTTCAGTACAAGCATAATGTTTGTAGGTATCTCGCATACCAAATCTGGGGGCATATTTGCTCATCCAGTTAGCTACACGTTTAACACCATTAGCTTTGCAAAACTTACAGTAAGTATGTAATTTTGCTGGTTTAAGTTCAGCAGTCATCCGTTAGTTCCTCGTATTAGACGTAATTGCCATTCACAACCAGGTTCATCGATCCTGTCAGCTATTATTCTTGGTTTAAATCTGGATATACCTTCAGGGTAGTGAGCAGTATTAAGTCTGTACTCACTGTTAGTTTTATATCTACCCAACACTCCCGGAAGCCTTAGTAAAGGTTCCTTAATGCCCAGTATATATTGGGTGCGTAACTGTTTAATCCATGACTCTTCAAGGACGATATATACATGCCCATCAAAGCCAGAAGTAATACTCTTGCCTACAAGGGCTTCCCATGAATCATTCAAGATAGAACTCCCATACGTCTTTGTTGATATGTCTGGCAGATACCCAGACACTCTGGTTTATCAACACATTGGGCATTGGGTATTTAGGTAGCTGTTCACCATTACAGGTGATCATCTTATTCAGCCTAAATTCCTTTAATCCTAGTGCTTTACGCATGAGTATCTGCTTAACCAATGCTTTGGTAATAAGCACGCATACGTTATGTTTACTGCCTTTACTGGCAATATGGGTAGAAGTATCAGTATCCTGAAACTCTTTAATACTCCAACGATATCTGAAGCCTCGCCTACGTGATTTAGATTCATCACCCCAACGGTCATTCCAGTTTTTCTCTTTAGCCATTTACGCCGTCTCCTAGCAGTAACAGTTGAAGTTCATAATTAGGATCAGAAGACTCCTCTACCTTTATCGATAGATTTTCTATAAATGAAACTCTTAAAGTTTTTGGTGGGAGTCTTACAAAGTTCTTAATTGGGCGGCTATGCCCAAACTCAATAAATACTTTAGGCTGCTTAACCCCTATTGAATATTGCAACCAGAGAGGTCTTAACATCCATTCTTTGAGTAGGAGTTCGCTTAGTGACTCGGGCGCATAAACACGAAGAACACTACCATATACCTGGTTTATCGGACGTAATGCCATACTCAGTACCTCAATGAAATAGCCCAGCACAAGGCTGGGCATATGGATTACAGTTCGAAGTTTTCCAGTGCTTTGGCATCACCAAAGGTGATTACCAGACGCTCTGAGAGAGCTTCTACACCGTTCTCACGCAGGAAGGCCAGTACTGCACCTTCAACCGGATGATCTTCACGCAGAGCGATGCCACGGCCACCTTGGCCCAGACGACGAACCTGACCATCACGGCCTTTGACGCCGATGTTCAGATAGCCACCAACGTTACGCTCGGCAGGAGCAGCAGCGTTGTTAGCAGAGGAATTGGAAGTGTTGTTTGCAGCAGTGTTTTTCTGATAAGCCATGATAAATACCTCGATAGTTAATATGAAATGAAGAACGAACAGGCAGGATTGCCTTTGCATTCATTGCCCTGTGGGCAATGTCTTAAATAAGAAAGATGGAGGAGATGACATCTTCATAGGCAGCATGTTCTGCCGGATCAGATTCAATGAGTTGCTTGTATTCATCTAAAGCATCTACACAATCTTCAGTAAGATGATCAGCAAGTGCTTTAATAGTGGCTTCTTCTCCCACTGTGATATACAGATGGGTAGAGGCACGGATAAATAGCTTCAGAGCTAACTCATCCATGCCACCTTCATAAGCCAGCTGGCATTGTTCCAGTGTAATATTTACATCGATCATGAGAATGAGATCCGTTGTTCAAGAATGACGGGGACTCCAATGGCTACTTTAGCCATCAGAGCTTTAATTTCACGCATATCTACTTTGATAGTGAAGTTCTTTCTATGAACTCCAACTATCGAAGCTGGGAAGTCTACCACTGCAATACGTGGGAACTTCTCCAGTGCTACATTGAATTTGGTAATGGTGATAGTGGCATTAATGCCAATGTTGAAGTCACTATAATAAGATATAGTACCTTCACCCAGCATCTTAGAATGCCACTTGTATTCCTGCTTAGATGAATAAGTCATCTGCAATCTCCAGGCATAGATACTGACCTTTGCTTACAATTGCATAGTCAATACCATTGAGAATTAGATAATCTTGAGTCCCCAGATTTCTGCTACCATCACGCATCTTGTTCTGTAGTCTTATGTCCTCTGGTTTAATACCAATGGCTAGTTTAGTTTGAATAGCTTTAATTTCAGCTTCATCTACTCTAACCATTAGTGAGGGATGAATATCCCCAAATACAGCATAGTAGCTCATGTTACCCCCATACTGATATTAACCAGTCATACTCCTCCTGGGTTAATACAGGTTTATATTGCTCAATTACATTGAGTGCATTATTGAAGTTCTCATTACAGAAGAATGAGATGATTGCAAAGTATTTCACCAGTCTATCTCCTTAAGGTAGAAACCTTGATCATCTTTATAAAGCTTCATAGCTTTATTATTATTGAGGAATACTACGTTTTTAACGGATACTCTTGTACTCATTTTAATACGTAGCTTAAATACGTTAACTCTTGGTTCAGTAATACCAATACTATGTTGAACACGAGCTTTCTTAAGCTCCCCATCTGATATTGAATAGATAGGTGGTTGTTTATCTACAGTTTCCCAGAAGCGTTTAGCAGGGGTATTTAATGTACTTAGTTCTATTAACATAATTACTCCTTAGGTAAGTTTTGAATGCTTCCAGCATTACTTGACCAACGCCCACTGACTACACCATGTAATCTTTGTTTAGGTACATATTTCTTGAATTCCCACATACCATTTTTATTAAGGAATACATCAAATCCCATAAACATTTCATCAGCATGACCACGATTGGTAGAAGTATGTTTTTGGTTTTTACGTTTAATACGTGAACCATCAACACAGTATCCATCAAGGGTACAGCCAATGGCTAAAGCCATCTTTACTTTCTTGAGCCATGCATCAGTAACACGGATATGAATACACTTTTGCATAGCAGGTGCATAGACATAAATTATTTTACTCATAGTAATGTTCCCATAGTAAATAAAGGATTAAGATAAAACCAGATATGAAAGCGAGTAGTAACATATTCATTTATTGTCCTGTGGACAATATACCTCCCAATCTGTATGTTTTTGAATTAGAAAGCTTTCTACGGTGTCTCTGAAGATTTCACCATCAGAATATCTTACGAATATTTGACCATTATGGTCTAGTGTTAACAATGTTCCTCTATTCCATATAGGCCTACGTATTACAGCCCCTAGTTTCAGCATTAATAAGGCTTCTTTACCAGTCATATAATGTACCATTCATGTGATTCATCGAAGAATGAACAGAACTCAGATACTTTAATAAGCCCAGGTGGGATAGTGTTATCACAACATACATTATCCCCTTTGATATAATAAAAGAGTTCTGGTTTCATCCAGTCAGCTCTGATCTTACATCCGATCTTCATTGCTAACAGGGCTTCCTGAGTCGTCATATAATTTCCACTCCATACCTTCGTATTCTTCAGTAAACTTATTAACAGCACAGGCTAGACTGACAAAGTTTAATGGTTTATGCACATAGCAAATACAGTTGCCTTGTAAATCGTAATAGTTAGTATAATCAGTCCAGGTAGCAGGAATAACCCTGCAACCTATTTTCATTGCAAGCAGTGCTTCAGTTGTTGTCATTGAATAACTCCCATACTTGATCTGGGTAATAACAATGAGGTATTTCATCAATATGTATATGAACTAATTTACATTCGTCTATACACATTCCAGTATCAGTTTCCAGTTCAATGAATTCACCTTGCTTCCAGTTAGGTGAGCGTACTTTACACCCTATCTTTAAGGCTAATATTGCTTGTTGAGTGTTCATCCCCTGTCTCCAGTAGACCGATTCACAAGAGTGTTCGGAGAACACGTTAATAAACTAAGCCCTCCAGTGAGGGCTTTTGTTTAGTAGGTATATTCAATACGTTTCCAATGCTCAAGGTTGAGCACACCACCCTTCTTGAGGTGAATGAGCATATTTAGGAGCAATAGAAACAGTTGCTCTTTATCACCTTTAATCTCTGATTTAACGTGATAGAACTCTTCACCCATGATGGTTATTTCAATACGGTTGACATACCACTGCTGACCTAAATGATCTTGAATCAGTCTACGAGTGATATGTGGATGCCCTGCTTCTTTAACAGCTTTACGATGTAGTTCTAATTCAAGATCCATAGTTACCTCAATTGTAGTTTTCGTACATGTCGTAGCACACTTTGAAGTGTTTACGAGCTTTACGTATTTGTTTACGGGTAGGCTTAGTTACGAACGTATAATAACGTTCGTAGGGTAGACCATAGTTATGGTTAGTTACTGATTGTTGACTAAATACCAGTTGCCAGAAACTTGGCACTGATTCAATGATGCCATTACCAATACTGAACTTGTATGCTGATACAAATACAACATCAGTATAGATTGTAGTATTACTCATAGTTACCTCTGGTTTACCACGGATTGATATTGAGGAGTATTTCCAGCATCTCTGTTTCAATAGCCAGAGATAACAGAGTATTCCAGTCACTGTGAGGCACAGTCTGTAACAGCTTGCCATCCACATCATAGATTTCCAGAGTGATATATTTAGCCCTAAGGAAGTCAGGAGTGTAGACAAGACGTACACGGAAATACTCAGGAGTGATGAGTACATTAGGTATGACATGTATTAGTTGTGGTGACATTAAAGCAACACGAGTCATACCATCCTTTGGGTAATGTTCATTGTAGTTATGCTTTGCATAGTGAAGCTGGCTTTGCCATTTCGCATTGGTTTCCAGTTTCCGAAGTATAGACATTAACTTAACAGGGAATAATACATTCATGATTGCACCTCTGGTTTAATGGACTGGGATTACTAAAGTGTTATGACCAGCAAAGCTGACTTTATTACTATCCTTGATGAGCACACAGTTATGGTTATCACCATCTTCTGTGGCTTTCTGCCATACATTACGGTCACCATATGCCCATGTCTGAGCAAACATGAACTGAGCACCATCTTCTAATTCGTGGAATTTAATTACTTGCATGGTTTAATCCTCAAACACATTTACGGAATACAGACACAAGGAGTCCTACTAACAGGGCCATGCTGATATAACCATTAGCACCATGATAGAGTGCTGCTTGGATAACTACTGTTGCAGCTAAAACATGCAGTGCGAAGATAAATGACTTGGACATATAAACTCCTAGCCCTGGTTTCACAGGGCTTATTAATTACAGGTTGGCAATAAAGGCGTTGTATTCTGATTCCCGGTTAGCATTCACAATGTCATGCATAGTCTGGAAATCAGTAATGTCTTCATCATAGCCATTAGAAATCTCAATAGAGGTGAACATATCTTCACCAATACCTTTTACCCAGTCAGCTACAGCACTGAGTGCACCAAACTCTTTCTCTTGTTCAGACACTGAATCAATCAACAGGTAGGTGACAATGATAGTCATGGTAGTACTCCAATAGGTTAAGTGAATACTTCTATACATTACCCTGTGGGTAATACCACTAATGTTAGTGTGGATATATGTACCTATAACTGTAGAGTATAGGTGTGATTAGGTATGAGGTAGGTGGATGATGAGGTATAGGGAGAGTATAGAAACATTACCAAAGTAACTGTAAGTAGTAACTTGACACTCAATTCCCTCTATTTCCTATATAGGGATGATGAGTGATTAGGTTATCGGAGTGCTCCGGTAGTGAGCACGGAGATAACTGGTGATTCTACATAGAATAGATCTATAGCTATGTGATGACTGAGGGTGGGTTAGTGAGGGATTGTGTTAAGGGATTGGGTGAGATAGTAACACTGTGTCAAGTGGTTTGTCTCATGAATAATTCTTATGGGTAGAATCGAGTTTATAACTAAAACTTATACTGACTGGTTTTACTGTGTAATCTCACATAGTTAGCTTCACTTACCATTTACTCTGACATACGCCAGAGAGTAAGTTTGCCACAAGTTTTGAAACGGAGTAGCGCACCTGTACTGTCATGTAGCACAGTGTGTATTGTGTATGATGTGTATTGTGTATGAATTAAATAGCTCACCCGAAGGTGAGCATATTTATTACTTGGTATCATCATCGTTCAATGATACGCCAAGTGCAGCCAGCTGATTCTCCAGCTGCTTCTTGGTGCTGATGTATTCAGCTTTATCCTTCAGCTCTACCATCTCACTGAAGCGCTTGGCTTTGTTATCTGCTACTTCAGCCAGACGTTTACCAGCTGATGCAAGCAGACCAGCAGTATCAATGGTATCAGTGATAGTCTTGGTTGCTGAGTCATACACTGCGCGAATACCCATGGTTTAATTCCTCTTAGCTAAGTTAGTTGATGATGTGGCTTGCACTCGTAAAGGGTTCATGCACCACAGACATGAACGAGTGTTACTGCAACTACGATTGGCGCTGGTTTATAGTCACACGACGACTTGGATTCATCCATTGATTGAGCGTGCTCAATAGTGTGTAAGAGGAAAGTAAATGGACATGAGTAAGAATTCTTTTTTAGAGTTCAGCTCCGGGGGTAGATTCCCCTCTGTGTATCAGCCAGGAAGTAAGTACTACACCGATACTTAAAAATAAAAAATTACCACAACCTGTGAGTTGAAACCGAATGCACCTATATCTTGCTTATGTTTTAACTCTCATATATAAAATATATAAATTTCACTATAGGCGGGTAGGTTATGTTTACATTCATGAAAGCATTGGAAGAACTTAAAGCAGGTAACAAGGTAGCCCGTAAAGGCTGGAATGGTGCTAACCAGTTTATCTGGTATGTCCCTCCTGGTTTATACCCTGCACGTATGGAAGCCATCAAAGGTTACTTTGCTGAAGATAAAGTTCCTTATGCTGGTTACATTGCACTTAAGAATGCCCAAGATCAGGTAGTACCTTGGTTACCATCACAAAGTGACTTACTGGCAGAAGACTGGGTTAAAGTTTAAAAGTAAAGACAAGAGGGGCTTAATGCCCCTTTACTATTTGTACCTAAACCTACCTATAGCATATACTCCCTCCAATAACTGGAGGTGTTTATGTCAAAGATTACGCTAGAAGAGTTTAAGAATGCATTGCCGAGTAACCTGGGTAAGAATGCCAGTGTTAAGCTGGTGGATAAGATTAACGATATCCTGAATAATGACCCTGGTTTTGCAGAGCAGTATGCACACAATCTCTTTCAGTACACCAACGTACTGTCCAATGGTAAATACAAACTCAGTAACTATGTGGAAGCTGTGCAGTTTGTAAGTTACCTGTCTATGGGTATGTCAAACCAGGATGCCTGGATTAAGACTTTCCCTGATCGCTATAAATATTATCTGAGTAAAGGACTGTCTTCGAAGGAGGTCAGTGCTTATGTCAGTATGTACTCTAACTCTAAACTGGTATCCAGTCTTAAAGAGGTAGCGTATATTCCTGTTCATATTATGTACAGGCATGTATTCCACGATGCTGTGATGCATCAGGCATTGCTCATGAAGACTGCCACCAGCGAGAAGGTACAGAGTGATGCAGCCACTGCACTGATGAACTACCTGCGGCCTCCTGAAGCTAAGAAGGTGGAGCTGGATGTTTCTGTGAAACAGGATACCACCTTAACCGAGCTGAGACAGGTTATGGAAGGTTTGAGCCGTGAGCAGCAACAAGTCATTGCCAGTGGTATGAGGACAGCCAAGGAGATTGCTGAGGGCCGTATTATCGAAGGTGAGGTGATCAGTGATGACGACTGACCAATGGTATGCCTGGTTATTTCTAACATACCTCATGTGCTGGATAGCAGTGATTATATTGCCACGTAAGAAGCGCCCAGCACTAGGAGAGGAGAAAGGATATGAGTAATATTTTTGACGTTGAACAGCCAAAGAAAACGGTAATAGATTGGCTAAACGGGGTGTCTTATGCAGAAGATCCTACGTATAAGCCGAGTCTGTTTGCTTTGCAGTTCGTTAACTTTATCAAGCTGGTCAATGGTGGTCAGGGCGAGGAGCATAAGACTCCAGTGCTTCATTACAAAATGCTGGACACTGTTGTATCGGGTGATCGGCGTATTGCTAATATGGTACACCGTGGTGCTGCTAAAACTACTGTGATGGCTGAGTACCTGTTCTTGTACTTGGGTGTGTTTGGTAGTCTGCCTGAGTTTGGTCGTATTGAGCTGGCCCTGTATGTTTCTGACTCCGTAGATAACGGTGTGAAGAACATGCGTAAGAACTTAGAGTTCCGTTGGGAAAACTCAGAGTTTCTGAAGCGAATGATCCCTAAAGCCAAGTTTACGGATATTCGTTGGGAGTTTACCAACCTCGAAGGGCAAACCACAGTAATCAAAGGCTATGGTGCTAAGACGGGTGTTCGTGGTACGAAAGAGATGGGTAAACGTCCTAAGCTGGCGATCCTTGATGACCTGGTATCGGATGAGGATGCACGATCTCCTACCATCATTGCTGCTATCGAGGATACGGTATACAAGGCAGTAGAGTACGCATTGCACCCATCCAACAACATGATGATCTGGTCTGGTACTCCCTTTAACGCAGGTGACCCACTGTATAAAGCAGTTGAGTCTGGGGCATGGACTGTCAACGTCTACCCAGTGTGCGAGAGGTTCCCCTGTGAGGAATCAGAGTTCAGGGGTAGCTGGCCTGACCGTTTCGATTATCGTTATGTCAAACAGCAGTATGAGAAAGCATTACTGGGTGGCAAGATTGCTATGTTCAACCAGGAACTGATGCTTAAGATCATGTCTGATGAAGATCGCCTGATTGCTGATGGAGATATTCGTTACTACTCCCGTGCTGCCCTGTTGAAGAACAAGAGCAACTACAACTTCTACATCACCACTGACTTTGCTACCAGTGACAAGCAGTCTGCTGACTTCTCTGTCATTTCTGTATGGGCACTGAACAATAATGGTGACTGGTTCTACGTGGATGGTATCTGTGAACGCCAGCATATGGGGCAGAACATCAGAGACTTATTCCGTCTGGTTTCCCAGTACAACCCACAGGAAGTTGGTATTGAGGTTACTGGTCAGCAGTCTGGTTTCATCCCATGGATTATTGAACAGCAGATCGATAAGAACGTCTTCTTTAATCTGGCTTCCAGTAATAACTCCAGTCAACCAGGTATCCGTCCTACCACTGATAAGCTGCAACGCTTTAACGTAGTGGTGCCTTGGTTTAAAGCTGGGAAGATGTATTTTCCTTCAGAGCTGAGAACCAGTAAAGCAATGATTGAGATGATGGAAGAACTTCGTCTTGCATCCTTGGGCGGCTTCAAATCCAAACATGATGATGCTATCGATACCATTTCTCAGCTGGCACTGTTGAAAACCTTTAAGCCAGGAACAGCTGCACCTGTATACTACAACGAAGAGAAAGACGTGTGGTTTGAGCCGGACGTTGAAGTAGATACTCGACTCAGTAGCTATCTGGTTTAAGGATCCTGTATGAAACTGAAATTATCAGATGTGTTAGAAAACTTGGCAGCGGGTGAGTTATCTCATCTCTCCTTGTTTGAGAATGGGGCGGATATCCCATTTGAAACTTTTAATAAACGACTGTTGCCCATTATCAATGCTGGTTTAACTGATATCCATATGCGTTTCTTTGTGAAACAGAAAGAGGTATGGCTCAAGCATTGTTGTGGGGATACTAAGCTGGTACTGGATAGAAAGAATGCAGCGAGTGCTCACAGACTTCGCGGCAATGCTTTTATTCAGGATTGTGATGATCCCTTTAAGGATGATGTGGTAGAGATTCTCTCTATTTATAACCAAGACGGGCAACAATACCCGCTGAACATGGACACAGACCACACCCAGCCGAAAGGCTGTGGGTGTGGGCGTGGACATGGATGCAACTGTACACCACCAAACTCATGGGCACGATATGACAGCACTTTGGACTACCCGGCAACCATCACCACCAGAACCCCCTTCGGTAGCTATGGTAGTTGTGGGCCTGGTTTACCTGTGCTGTATACTCCTGCTGTTAATGTGATCAGACTGCCGGAGAATATGCCTTCTGGTTTCATGAAGGTATTCTATAAAGCTGCACCTGCTCGCATTAAGAAGCTGGAGGATAATGGGATAAATTCCTATGATCGTATCGATCTGGACTTGCCCTTTACTTACCTGGATGCACTGGTTTATTACATCTCATCTCGACTGACTGCTCCTACCAATGGTGGGTTACAAGCAGGAACCAATGAGACAGCCCAGTACTACAATAAGTATCTGTCTGCTTGTGCAGTACTTACTGATCAAGGGGTAGATGTTTCTACTCAGGGATCTGGTTACAGCAGGTTTGCTAAGTCAGACTTCAGATAAAAATAAAGCCCCTTAACTGGGGCTTTTCTTTAGTACACCATATCAGGGGTATACTCCAGGAACCACTTCACAATGGTGCGTTTGGTGTAAGTTTTCCCCTTCATGTTTGCAAGAACTTCCTGATAAGCCTGGTTTTCAACTTCAACCACTTTAAGGTAGTTAGGGGTTTGGGTAGACCGAGGAAATTCGTTTGTGGTTTGGTGACCACTTATTACTCCCCCAGGCTCTACATAAAGAGCTATATAAATACACCCATTACCTCTGTTGAGTGCTTCGATAATAATGCCTGATTTTGCACGATCAGTGAAAGGATCAGCAAACTCATGGGCTAACAGTTGATCAGCTTTTTGTAGCATGTGGTGCATATCAGCAGATTCAGCCATTACTACTTGGGCAGCATTGAGGATTCGTTCACGAACAGGCCCATCTTTCATTTCTGTAATTTTCATTTCTGGTTTTCCTCAAACAGTTTCTGCTTCAGGAGATAACCTTCTTTCTCCCAGATCTTTTCGAAGGCATTATCATAGGCTTCCTTCCGCCCAATAGCTTCATTGTAACGGGAAGGATCCACGCAGGCAGAAGTACCTTCAACCTTGAAGCCATTCTCCATGATGATAATGCAGATGGTTACCAGATTGAGTTCTGCAAGATCACGATCAGTGTACCCTCCATTACTGGTTTTAATAGCCTCACCAGCATTGATGAAGTACACACCACGGATCTTGGCTTCGATACTGGATTTACTTACGGTAGTCATTTGGATTCCTTTAAATAAACTTCGGGAAGATACTCTACAAAATACCCTAACTTTTGTTTAGTCGAGGTATCTGTACCTTTTACTAATCTTTCTACTTCAGTCCTTAGATGAGATTCAATTGCCCAAACATCAAGGTCTTCTAAAGAAATACCTTTAGGCGGTCTGTGCAGAATACTATCTACAGTGATGTAGCCATTGTGGGCAAATACCTTAATGACACTGAAGCCTTGCTTATCTGTATGCATTGGTTTACTCCAGATAAAGAAAAGCCCCTCCGAAGAGGGGCATCCTAGGCAGTTTACGTTTGCCAAACGAGGCTGGCAGTAATAACTAAGCATCTCTTACGAGTAAAGGTTGATAGCCATACTTAGTATTACTAATAACAGATTAGGTTACGGATCATAAACCTTGGTATGACAATTCCATAATCTGTTACACGGTCTTCCGGTAGCGAGTCGGAAGTTGGCCGGAGCATCTGGATTCGAACCAGAGAATGTCGGTATCAAAGACCGATGCCTTAACCTACTTGGCTATGCTCCAATTTGGTGGAAGGTGAAGGATTCGAACCTTCGGGCGCATCTCTGCACCTCCTGATTTCAAGTCAGGTACAATCGGCCTCTCTGACAACCTTCCTAAATTTGGTGGGGGAAGATGGAGTTGAACCACCCGAGCTTCTTAGGCAACAGATTTACAGTCTGTCCCGCTACCTCTACGGTCTATTCCCCCGAATTTGGTCACCACATTAGGATTCGAACCTAAGACACCCTGCTCCCAAAGCAGGTGCTCTACCAGACTGAGCTATGCAGTGTAAAACTTGGCGGTACTACCGGGAATCGAACCCGGCTCTTTCCCGTGACAGGGGAATATTCTTACCGATGAACTATAGTACCAAATTTGGCGATGGGACTGGGACTCGAACCCAGCTGTCATAGATTAACAGTCTACCGCTTCACCGTTTAGCTATCCCATCTTATTAATTAAGACACTCTGTTATCTGCCGATCCGTGTGGCAGCACGGGGTGATAACACATTGAGGTTAGGGTATGAACCTGTTCAATGTTGAGTGCCCTAATTAATAAGCCCCTGTAAAGTAGGGGCTACTCCGAGTTCGATAACCTGGTTCTGGTTCCAGGGTACTCCAGCTTTTAGACCTTTGTACATAACAGGACACTGCCTGTGTTTTAAAATACCTTGTTGGGGTATGGCAACAGAATCAACATCGCAACACGCTTCTTCTGTTCTAAACACACTCGTAAATGTGTTTAAAAAAGAAGCCCCAGCGAACCAGGGCTAAAGCAGGAATCCAATCCGAATCTTCGCTGGATTTAGTTATGCCATAGCTAACTTAGTTAGACAAGTGCATTTGATTAATGATTTTAGCAACAGACTGATATTTAGCCGCTTGCTCAGGATCGTAGTCAGGGAACAGGGATGAAAAGTCAGGCTCTTTGAAGGTGATCATGTTCTTAAGGAATTTACCTTCTGGGTATTCCTTACCATCAATAACAGTGGTTTTAGCCACTTTGATGTAAGCACGAGGGTAGTCACCTTCAATGGTGAGTTCATCATCACCAAAGCCCATAGCCCAGTAGTAAGACAGGGCATCTTCCACTTCATCTTCATGACGAATGAATTTAGTCATGTTGGACTCATGAACCAGATCATAAATCTTATCAGCATCGAAACCAGCCACATGAGCCAGACCATAAGCTACAGTGAGAATGTCACCGATAGCATCAGCCAGCTGGATCATATTTACCGGGCCAACATCAGCATTCGTTAGACGTTTCTGCAAATGTACCTGTACCATCATGTCAGGATTACTGGCTTCAATGGCTTCAACAGATTCTTCAAGGCACAGCTTTGCCTGTTTTCTGATAGCATTGACATTAGGATTGGAGAGATCGCCTTTAGGGTTACCAAAAGCAATATTGAGTTCAGCTACTTTTTCGGCATTGGACTTCATTTGTATGGCCTCTTTCTGGTTTAATACAACAAATTATTCACTAAGGTTAGAACACTATGAACGATGAAGATCAGAGCGTAAGTGTAGCTTACCATGATCAACCTGTAGGCATCGAGACAGGATGGAAGAATCCACCTACTCTATCGATTCTTAAACAGGATCTGACCAATGCTACGCCTATTCATGATACTCAGACCGCTAAGATAGCGGAGTGGGAACGCTACCGTAAAGGTAAGACGACTACCCCTAAAGGTGAGGGGCAATCTAAGATCCAGCCTAAGCTTATTCGTAAGCAGGCTGAGTGGCGTTATGCTGCTTTGTCTGAGCCATTCTTATCTACCCCAGACTTATACAACATTAACCCAGTAACTTGGGAAGATGTTCCTGGTGCCAGACAAAACAGTTTAATTCTTAATAACCAATTCCAGACACAAATTGATCGTGTTGCTTTCATTGATGCCTACGTTCGTAGTGCAGTAGATGATGGCACGATCATTGTTCGTGTTGGCTGGGATTTTGAAGAAAGAGAAGTTCCTAAACAGGAGCCTGTATATTCTTTCTCAGTTGCTGCTGACATGATGGATATCTATCAAAAGATGGCCCAGGTTGAGCAGGAAAATCCTGTATATCTCTTAAACTATCCTCAGCAGTTACAGGATGGTTATGAGATTCTCAAAAGTACAGGGATCCCTTATGCACTGACTCCTATTGGTGTAGCTAACACTACCGAGATGAAGACAATTAAGAACTGTCCTACGGTAGAAGTCTGTGATTTAAATAACCTGTATGTAGACCCTTCTTGTAAGGGTGACCTGGATAACGCTAAGTTTGTTATCTATTCTTTTGAGACGTCCCTTGCAGAACTTAAAGCAGATGGGCGCTACAAGAACCTGGAGAATATCAATGTCTCGAACAGTTCACCTCTCACTGAGCAAAACTATGAAGCACCTAATGACCCCAACTTCCAGCCGGAGGGTAAACCTCGAAAAAGAATTGTTGCTTATGAGTATTGGGGATATTGGGATACTGATAATTCTGGTTTGTTACGCCCTATTGTAGCAACCTGGGTTAACGGTATATTGATCCGTCTGGAAGAGAACCCTTTCCCGGACAAGAAGATTCCGTTCGTCTCAGTTCCTTACCTGCCTGTAAAAAACTCTATCTATGGTGAACCAGATGCAGAACTGCTGAAGGATAACCAGGATATCATCGGTGCAGTAACCAGGGGTATGATTGACTTGCTTGGTAAGTCAGCCAACTCTCAGACTGGTTTTGCTAAGAACATGCTGGATGAAACCAACAAGCGTAAATTCCAACGTGGTGATGATTACGAGTTTAACCCTGGTACTGATCCTCGTGTAGGTATTCATACCCATACCTTTCCTGAGATCCCACAGTCTGCTCAGTTTATGCTTCAGCTTATGAATACTGATGCGGAGTCACTGACTGGGGTTAAATCATTCTCCGGGGCAGAAGGTATTTCTGGTTCTGGTTTAGGCCAAACAGCTGCTGGTGTACGTGGTGCATTGGATGCTGCTTCTAAGCGTGAGCTTGGTATCCTTCGTCGGTTGTCCAATGGCCTCATTAAGATTGGTCGTAAGATCATTGCAATGAATGCTGAGTTCCTGGACGAGGAAACTGTAGTTCGTATTACGGAAGATGAGTTTGTGCCTATTCGTCGTGATGACTTACCGGGTAACTATGATCTTCGTCTTACTATCTCCACAGCTGAGGATGATCAGGCTAAAGCTCAACAGCTTGCTTTCATGCTGCAAACCAGTGCTCAGACTCTTGGCCCTGACTTCAGTAAGCTGTTCCTTGCTGAAATTGCACGGCTGAACAAGATGCCTGATATGGTTCGTAAGATCGAACAGTACCAGCCACAACCTGATCCAATGCAACAGATGATGCAGCAGAAACAGCTTGAACTGCTTCAAGCTCAGATTGATCTTACTCGTGCTCAAGCTATGGCTGAAGGTAGCAAAGGTCAGCTTAACCAGGTTAAACAAGGTACTGAAATTGCTAAAGCTGGTCAGATCCAGTCTCAGACTGACAAGAATAGTCTCGACTTCTTGCAGACTCAGAATGGGGTTAAACACCAGCAAGCTCTGGAGATGGAACAAGCTAAGGGTGATACCTTACTTGCTGCTCAGGCTCTTAAACAGCAGGGCACTCTGGATCAGATTCAGGCACAGCATCAATCTGGTTTACTCCAGCAACTTGCTAATACCAGACTGAACCATAATAGCCAGCTACAGTTGTTAAGAGCACAGAGGGATTTAAATCCGCCTACTCAAAGCACTGGTAATAACTCGTAATTTATTTAAAACTATAGGCAGGAAGGGCAATTTGTTGTATTGTCCTCCTGCTTCTTTCATGAGGTTTCTATGAACATCAATAATCTCGACAACGATATAAAAAAGTATAAGCAACAGGTAGCACTGGGTGAAGCTTTAGAACGTCTGGAAGTTAATCCAGATTTTCGTATGCTTATTGAACTCAACTATCTTGGCACTCATGCTTTGGATCTGGTTTATTCACGTACTCGTGATATGACTCCAGATAATGAAATCGCTCGGAAGATTGATGCTGTAGCTACCTTCAAGCAATATCTGGATGAAGTAAAAGATAACCGGGCAACGGCTACTAAATCTCTCAGAGAGGCGGAGCAGACCCGAGAAGAATTTTACGACGAGGACTAACCCATGAGTAATTCAAATGAGCAACTAGATCCAAATGACATCTTCTCCATGTCTGAGGATGAATTAAGCAAATTTGATCCTGAACAAGCAGCAGCAGAAGCTGATGCTCTGGCTACAGCTGAAGAAACTCCTGAAGAAAACCAGGAAGAAATTCCTGAGACTGAAGAAGAAGCAGTAGAGCCGGAAGAAGAAACCACCCCTGAAACTGATCCTGAGCAGCCGGAAGAAACTTCTGATAATCCAGAAGACACAGATCCTAAAGCACAGCCTCAGAAGACTGATCCTGACTCCAGCAACGAAAACGCACCGGACTACAAAGCGTTATACGAGCAAATTGTTGGTAAGCCTTTCAAGGCTAACGGTCGTGACCTCACCATTAAATCTGCTGATGAAGCTGTTAAGCTCATGCAGATGGGTGCCAACTACCATGAGAAGATGGCTGCTCTGAAACCAGTTCGCCGTGTTGCTCAAATGCTTCAGCAAGCCAATGCAATGGATGAATCCACTGTGGCTTTCCTTCTGGATCTTCATAATAAGAAACCAGAGGCAATTGCAAAGCTAGTTAAGGACAGCGGTATTGATCTGTATGAGTTCGACGTAGCTCAGGCAGACAATTATCAAACCAGCTATCAAGCACCTTCTGATGCTCAGATGCAACTGAATGACACCATTGAAACTCTGGTTACCCAACCTGGTTTCACTGAGATGTTTAATGGCATTGCTCAGAGCTGGGATGATGCAAGTCAGAAATTCATTACTGAAAACCCAGGTATTCTGGGTGTGCTTCAGGAAATGAATACCCGTGGTGAATATCAGCAGATCATGGATGAAGTTAGTCGTCGTCGGTTGTTCCAACCAGAACTGGCAGCACAACCAATGCTTCAGTTATTCCGTGATACTGAAGTACGTTTACGTGAAGCTGGTCTGTTAAAAGCTACTGCTACCCCTGAACAAATGCAGCAGGTACAGCAAGCTCAAGCTCCAGCTGTTGCTACCACTACCCAGCTTAAACAGGGCACTGCCTCTCAAACTGCTCAAGCACGTCGTGCAGCAGCTGCACCTCGTCAAGCTCCACAAACCAGTCAACGTAAATTAACTCCTGAAGATATCTTTTCCCTTTCTCCAGAAGAATTTGCTAAGATTGACCCAAGCAAATTTAATTAAGAGGTTACTGACCTATGGTTATGCAATATAAGGCTCCTGCCCAAGGTAAACCGTCTAGCATTGGCCCGCAGATTAATACTGCGTATTACCAGCGTAAGGCGATGGAAGATGCTCAGAAAGAGCAGTATTTTACTCAGCTGGCTTCTGCCAAAGCCATTCCGTCTAACTTCGGCAAAAAGCTGAAGATGTTCCATTACCTGCCACTGCTCGATGATCGTAATATTAACGATCAGGGTATTGATGCAACTGGTGCTAAAATCGCTAATGGTAACCTGTATGGTTCCAGCCGTGATATCGGTACTATCCCGGACAAATTCCCTGTACTGGGTGAAAACGGTGGTCGTGTTAACCGTGTTGGTACTACTCGTATTGAACTGGAAGGTTCTTTCGAGAAGTTCGGTTTCTTCATTGAGTACACCCGTGACTCTCTGAACTTCGATACCGATGCTGAACTGCTCCAGCATATCAACCGTGAGATCATGATTGCTGCATCTGACATGAACGAAGATGCTCTGCAAATCGACCTGATCAACAACGCTGGTACTATCGTCTATGCAGGCGATGCCAACTCTCGTGCAGAACTGGGCAAGGATGATATCCTGTCTTACAGTAACTTCATGAAGCTGGCAATGGCTCTGGATAAGGCTGATACGCCGAAAAAAACCACCATCCTGTCGGGTACTCGTAATATCGATACTCGTGTGATCCCAGCTGCTCGCTATCTGTTCTGTGGCCCTGAACTGCGTCCTACCCTGGAAGCAATGAAGAACCTGCATGATCAGCCAGCATTCATCTCTGCTGAACATTATGCTGCGGGTACTTCCCTGGCTAATGGTGAAGTAGGTTCTGTAGGTCAGTTCCGACTGATCGAAAACCAGAAGATGATGAAGTGGTCTGGTGGCGGTGCTACTCTGGCTAGTGGTGACGATTCTGTCTACTACAACGATGGTGAGAAATACGATGTATTCCCTCTGCTGTGCGTTGGTGATGACTCCTTCTCTACCATCACCTTCCAGACCTCTGGTAACCGTGTGAAGTTCGAGATCAACAGCCGTAAACCAGGTGATAACATCGACCGTACTGACCCGTATGGTGAGACTGGCTTCATCTCTATGCGTTGGTTCTATGGCTTCATGGCTCAACGTCCAGAACGTATCGGCCTGATCATGACCACTGCTAAGATGTAATACTGGTTTATTAAATCAGTTTGCATTAAGCTTAAAGCCGGGGAATCCTCCCCGGTTTTTTATTAACTAAAGGTAGGTAAGAAATGTCACAGTACACTGAACAAGATCGTGAATTACTGGAAGCTCAAGCTAACCAACTGGGTGTAGATTTCCACCCTAATATCAGCTCTGAAAAACTGGCTGCACGTATTGCAGAAGTTATGGAAGGGCAAGAACCCCAAGAGAAAGAACGCCCTGCTAAAGGGGAAACCAAAGAACAACGTCGTCAGCGTAAGCATAAAGAAGCTATGGCTCTGGTTCGTTGTCTCATCGTCTGTAATGACCCAAATAAACGTGAGTGGCCCGGTGAATGGTTGGGTGTATCCAACGGTGCTGGTGTCCAGATTCGTAAACTGGTTCCGTATAACCAACCTGATAAACCATTCCACTTACCACGTATCATGGTAAACATGCTTCGTGAAAAACAGGTTCAGATCTTTGCTTCTAAACCTGGTAAATATGGCACTACTATTCGAGTGTCTAAATCCATTCCAGCCTATACCATTACTGAGCTGCCCCCACTGACCCAAGCAGAGCTGGATGAACTGGCGCTTAGTCAGCTGCAACGTGGTGCTCTGGACGACTAAGGATAAACCATGGCCGATATCACTATTGATCAAGTAGTAGCTAAAGATCTTCACCTTGAGGATTTGACTACTATTGACCTTCAGGGATCTGGCGTGTGGGATAAGATGCTGCGTAATATGCGTGTTCAACTCAACGATCAGTTTGAGAAGAACCGCATCACTGGCTCTACTTATGGGCAAGTATACGCAGCTACTTATGAGTCTACTCTTCAAGCTGCTATCACTTTGCTTCTGGCTAAAGAGCGTCAGGCAGTAGAGATTAAGCAGCTTGAATTGCAGAACCAACTCACTCAAGCTCAGATTGATCAAATCCATGACCAGATGCAGAAAACGCCATATGAGCTTGCACAGCTCCAGGCGGGTACAGATCAGACTATTGCTCAGACTGAAGATATCAAGGTTAAAACTGACCAAGATAAATATACTCTTACAGAGTTAATGCCTCTTCAGAAAGCTTCAGGTGAACTGGAGAATGCAGGGCGTGTGATCAGTAATGATACTGCTCAATATAATCTGGGTACTGTACTTCCAAGCCAGGTTGCTCAAACTGAAGCTTCAACTGATCAAGTTAAAGCCCAGACTGAACTGACTGGAACTCAGGAAGGTCAGATCAAGGCAGAGATGCAGAAAATTCCATATGAGATTGATGTACTTAAATCTCAGGTGGATGAGTCCAAGATTAAGGTTCAGCAAGAACAGTATAATCTTGATAACCTTATGCCTGCTCAACTGGGTCAACTTAATGCTCAGACTGCTGGCGTGGTTAAAGAGACTGATCTTAAGGACTATCAGCTTGTTAATCTGTACCCAGCACAGCTTGCAGGCACCCAGGCTCAGACTGAGAATGTCCAGCAAGAGACTGCTCTTAAAGAGTATCAAGTACAGTTCCTCTACCCTGCTCAGTTAGAACAAGCTAACAAGCAAATTGAGCTGACTGAAGCTCAGGTTGCTGTACAGAATAAGCAACTTGATCTGCTGCAAGAACAGGTTAGCCAGGCTAAAGCTCAGACTGAGTACTATGCTCAGAAAGTTATTACTGAGAAGGCTCAAACTGATGCTACAGTGATTGGGGATGGTTCTGTTATCGATGTTCAAGTCGAGCTGATGAATGCACAGAAGGATGGTTATAAACGTAATGCTGAACAGCAGGCTGCTCAGATTATGTCTAACACCTGGAACGTTCGTCGTCAGACTGACGAGGATACTTCTGCAAACACTACCAACTTACTGGATGATGCTACTGTGGGTAAAACCATTCAGACTCTGCTATCTGGTGTGGGTGTAAATGTTAGCCCGTCCTAATCGACTGGTATACTATACAGGGAGCCTTGTGCTCCCTTTTTTTTTTTTTTATTATGAGGTCACCATGGGACTCTTTAGCGGAAAAAAGAAAACATACCGAGATTTTAGTTACTCTCGGTTGATAGAAGATGACTATTTACCTGATGTTATGGGTCAGGCAGTTACTACGTATGTGCTGGATAAAGATAACACCAAATCACTTACTGATCTGATGCTGGAATATGGGTGGTCAGCTAACAATGTTAAGTGGGATGCTGCTTATCGCTGGGCCAAGAAAGGTAAGTATTTCTATGGCCTTCCTACTACCACTGCTGTTACTGCTACTGACTTTACTGGTTCAGAGTCCTTAGAAGACGTCCTGCAATCACTTACAGGTCAAACAGATCTTACTTATGTATATAGTAAGTTTGTCCCTGGAAACTTCAGGCATGGTATGTGGCAGCAATTGATCTCAACTCAAAACTATAATGCTACCACTAATGTCTTGGGTTCTCTGACTTCATCTTTGGGTACTATTTGCTGGCTTCATAATGCTACTAACTATTTAACCAGTGAAACCAGGGAAGCTGTAGAAGACACCATGCTGGAGCACTGGGGATTATCACCTAAAAGTGGGGCTACCAATGTTCGAAGCCAGGATTTGAATGCTGCTGATACTCCTGATGGGGTTAGTGCCACTGGTTCTAATTACGTCCGTGTGGAGTATGCCTGTAGCTTTGCTGGGGTAGAACGTATTAAAACTGTGGAAACCACTAAGGTAACCACTACAGTTAAAACCCCAGATCCCAATGAGGAGGGTAGTTACACAGAAGAGACTTCATCTACTTCTTCAGATACCACTACTAACACGACTAACTGGAATGGGGTAACTTTACCTAATAATGTGATCAGTTCAGTGGATGTTGGTACAGGCACCTCACAGACTACTGAAAGTGATCCTGTCGATACACAGACTACGACTGATGAAACTACTGGGGTAATCACAGAAGTCGTTACAGAAGTTACCAGGGTTATCACGACAAATACTGTCTCGATCAATGTTATTGCTTACTTCAACATGTCGTTTGGGATCTATGACTACAACCCTGATTCTGAAACCATCGACACCACCACTGTGTTGGATGACCGAGATTCCGGGGATTATGATCCTACTGCTCCTCTGGTTCCAAGTGGGGAAGATACCGATGATTCTCCAGATTACTTCATGGTGTGTTATGAATACACCTCAGGAAGTAATCTTCATATCGGTTACTTTACCTATCAGTATGGGTCTGGAAATTATCCTGCATTGGATGGGATTACAGGTACTGAGGTTGCTGACTTTGGGCAGCACTTCCCTCGTATGTATTTCCGTCTTGATGGTAAACGCCTTATTTCAGATGAGTACTCACAAACTGAAGGCTATAAGACCAGTAAAAAGTTAGGTAATAAACTGGACTTAGGTTGGTTAGATGTAGGGGAAGAAATTTATAATAGCTTGAGTTCTTTGGGTAAAATCAGGGATGTAATGATGATTCTTATGGTTCCTGCCAATACTGAAAATGCTATTGAGCAGAAATACCTTTATAACTATTTTCATACACTCTGTATGTTACGCCCTCAATACACTGAAAAAAACTGGACAATCTACTCAACTGAGTCTTCACAATCTGGTTCAGCTACAGTACCCCCATCAGATCTGGATACTTTTGATATGCGTTTAGGGGCTTTCATGGAATCCTCTGACACATTTATTGCAACGTCAAACCAGATGGATTCTCTGGGGTATGCTCGTATCACAGGCTCAATAGGTAACATTGGTGCTGTGGCTTCAGGGAGAGGTACAGGTAAGCTCCCCTTTAAGTATGAATACAGACAGGATAATCAACTCAAATACCGTTATGGTGTGAAAGATGTAGATTACCACTATTACAGAGTTCAGGTGTCCAGCACTCAGTATGATGAGGTCAGGGTGTATAACCTAAGCCACCAGGTTCGTGTAGGGGGTAAACAGGTTAATCGAAGTGGTTCCAGTGATGAACTCATGGTGCCTTTGGATCATGCTTTCAGAAAGCTGTTTAGCACTCATGATAGAGAAACCTTATATGCAAGGGCTGCTCAGATCTTAATCTGTACTGAGTACACAGTTAAAACTAAGTGGTATCAGACCAGTATCTTCCAGGCAATTACTGTTGTAATAGCTGTAGCTGTTTCCTGGTGGACTGGCGGGGCTTCTCTATCCATGATCAGTGTCTTGACTGCTGTAGCAACATCGGCAGCGGCAATGATAGCTTTTTCATTACTGAGTAAGTATGTATTTAGTAAACTGGGAAGCTGGGCTTCTATTCTGGCTACTGTGGTTGCTGTGGTTGCTGCTGTTTATGGAGGATATCTTGCCTATACAGGAACTACAGGCCCATACAGTTTGACTGCTCAGAATCTTATGCAAGCCTCAAATGTTGCATTTAAAACTGCTGATGCCTCTCTAAAAGGACAGCAGATAGCTATGCAGCAAAAGTTGGGATCTCTTCAGAAAGAGCTAGAGGACAAACAAGAATTGCTCGAACAAGCCCAAGATGAGTTAAACCAGGGTTCTAATACTATCTCTGACTGGATTTTCCTACAGGCTACAAGAGGCTATGTTAACTTAGGTGAAACACCTGATCAGATGCTAACTCGCACTTTGAATACAAACATTGGGACACTGGCTTTGCAGCTACCTGATATATATCTAAGTCAGGCATTGTCTTTACCTTCATCTGTAGAGATTATGCAGCTTATGCAACAAAAACTGTATACTGTTCCAGATGATGAACTTAATCCACTAATGTGAGGTGACTAATGGCTGGATTATCGATGTATCCAAGTCTGTGGGATCAGGGGTCTATGTCCCCATCCCTAGACACTATGAGTTCTGGTTTTACCAACTCAGCAAGTACTTTTAACAATACGGCCCTTACTGGTTCAGGTGGTTCAGGAAGCTTCCTGGATAGCATCCTGGGAGGTATGGGCGATATGTCTGGTTTGCAGATGGGTCAGCTTGGTCTGGGTGGTGTAACCAGTTTGCTTAATGGTTATCTTGGTTTCCAAAACCTGGGCCTTGCCAAGAAGCAATACCAGTCTCAGCTTGATCAGTTTAACAAGCAATGGGATGCCAATAAGAAGCTAACCAATGCTTCTCTGGCAGACCGTCAAGCTGCTCGTGTTGCCAGTAACCCTAATGCATACCAGTCAGTTGATGACTATATGAAAAAATATGGGATCTAAACCATGGCTATTAGACTGCAACAAATTGCTGCACCTAACTTTGCTGGTTCTAACCAATTACTGCTGGCAGCAAACCAGCAGATTGGTAATGCTCTCCAGGGGCTGCAAAGCACTCTGGGGCAGTACCGTGACGAAGTAGTAAAGCGTAATACAGCTCAGGCTGTAGGACTGCTTACTGGGGCTACAGATGCTAATGATCTGGCCCAGCGTCAACAGCAGGTAGCACAGTTGGTACGGCAAGGGGATATTGATCCCACTCGTGTATCTGAAGTGGCAGCAACCATGCCAGATACTTTGTTAGGCCGTCAGACTAATCAAATGAAGCTAAACCAGCTTCAAACTGCACAGCACGATGCTCCTTTAATGGGGCAGTACATGCAGGCAGTCATGTCCGGTGATCACAATGCAGCTAAAGGTTTGCTGTCTCAATTCCAGGGTGATGCTTCAGATGCTCTGAAGTTTGCCTCTGATTGGGATATCAAAAACCAGCAGCTGAATCTTCAACGATCTGAACTGGCACAACGTCAGGCTCAATTTGCTGCAACTCAGGCAGCAGCTAAAGCAAAAGCATCACAGAGTAGTGCATTGCTCAGAGCTTTACCTGGTTTATTTAACACAGGTAATGTTATTCAGGGGAAGGCTGAAGCCAGGGATTTACAGGCTAATGCTGAGGATGCACAACAGCGTGTTTCCATGGATCCTGTAAACAACCCTAAGCTTAATGTTTCTGGTTGGGCTGATGCTAATAATGATGCTTGGTTTAGTAGCTGGGGTAGAGAAGGGGATTCTAATAGGATTTTTAATGCCTTAAAGGATCAACCAGCTTTTAAAGCACTCAATCCTCAACAGCAGATAAACATCCTAGATGGTGCTCTTGCTAATGAGAACTCCCGCGAAGATAAGGGAAATGTTTCTACTGTAAATGCTGCTACTAAGTATCTGACTGATGCAACGAAGCGATTAAATACCCTGAAGATTACTTCACGGGAAGCAGAAGATGCAAAAGATAGGCAGTCAGTTATGCAGCAGGAAAAAGACCGCTTAAATAAGCTGCTTCTGCCCTTACTTTTCCAATAGTAATGAGGTTACAATCTGGGTACTCCACAATACTAAGGAATACTCAGATGGCTGGTAACTCATCTCCTCTGGACAAGTTTCTTGTCCCACAACAGGTAACAGGTCAGGAAGCTGCTCAGGCACTTCCTGCACCTACCCAACCAACTATCGCCCAACGTGTGAATGATGCTTCTACTCGTATCCTGAATAACCTTACAGGACAGGGTATGTATCCTACAGAAGAAGGCGAAATTGCTCGACTAAAACGAATTAATAACGAACAGTCGGCATATGCTAAAGAAGTAGCTGCAAAAGATTCAGACTATGGTTGGTCTTCTACCAACTTCTTAGATCCTGAAACGTCTTCAATGACTGATAGAACTGCCTCTACCTTTGTTAACTTAGGTAAGGGTTTTGTTGATGCGGTCAATGGTCTTGCAGGTAAAACAGATAAGACTTTCAAAACTCTGGGTAATGTACTGGATCAAGCTTCTATTCCTAACGACGCACTGGATGCTTATCGTCGTGTTCAGGCTGGTAAAGGTACTGAAGCTGATAATGCCCTGTTAGATCGCAAGGGTGCCTGGTGGACTCAGCCTATTGATGTAAATCAGTATGGTGTACCGGAAATGGGTGACCAGACTCTGCGTCAACGTCTGGATGCTATCAACGAACGTCAAAAGACTCAAAACCAGAGTAGCTATGACAATCTTGAGAAACTGGCTAACCCTGTTCAAATGCAGCGAGCTGCTGCTGATATTGAGAAATCAATTGAGGGTAAATCAGGGCTTGATAAATTTGCTGCTGGTTTAGCTGCTATTGCTCGTAATCCTGGTGCTGCTGGTCAGACTATGGTGGAGTCTGCTCCATATATGGTTGGGGGTGTCCCAGGAATGATCGCTTCCTCTGCTATGCAAGGTGGCTCAGTATTATCTCAGTACCTGGATACCCAACGTAAAGCTTCCAATGGTCAGATCCCAACAGCTAAAGATGTAGCTATTGGTACTGGTTTGGGTGTCGTTGATGGTGCTCTTAACTTTGCAGAAAGTGTCATTAACCGTACTGCTATGCTCCCAGGATCTAAAGTATTACCTGCTGGGGTTGCTGATCGTCTGGTGAACGCAGCACAGCGCATCGCACCACGCAGCTCTACGGCTGCTGCTGCTCTTGCGCGTGTGACTGCTCCTACCCTTGACCTCGCTAAGAATGCCTTAACTGAAGGTCTAGTATCTGGCGCTCAAAACCAGATTGAGGAGAACTATGCGAAGGGTAAAAACGAATGGGATACCAAAGGTAATGACGTTGCTTTCTTCCAGGGGATTGCTGCTGCTACTGGTTTTGGTGCTCCTCGTGCTGCACTTAGTACTGCTGGTGAGGTAGCCAATACTGCTGCTCAGGCTATGCAGAAACGTACTGAAGCTCAAGATCCTGTAGGCCAAGCTGCTCGTAATACCACTCCAGAAGACTTAATGAATCCACAGTCAGAAGGGTATAACCCGGCTGCTGCTATTCGTCGTGCTGGTATGGAGTGGACTCGTAATACTGATGCCACTACTGATGAGCAAAAAGCTGATATTCAGTCTCAGGCTCAAGCTGCTATGGATGCTGCCCAGAACGATCACCAGAATAACCTGGATATGATTAACCAGCGGGCTACTGCTGAACGTACCCTTGCTGATGCTGGTAAGTTTATCCCTGCTATTCAGGAAAGACTGGATCAACTCAGCACTGATCCAAATGCAGATCCTGATGCTGTTAACCAGTTACAAACTATCCTGGCCCAGCAGACTGAAGCTCGTGATGCTGCACAGCAACAACTAGATGCTATGCCTTCTCAGGAGGAACTGGCACAGTCTGCTACTCGTTCTGCTGAAGTACTGGATCAGGCTAAGTCTGAGTTTGGTAAGTTCTCGTCAGCTACTGGTATGAATACCAATACGGCTAAACCAGAGAACCCAACGGCTTCTGACATTATCAGCCACCCAATGTCTTACACCAATGAAGACCTGCAAGAGTTTGTGCGTAATGCTCCTGCTAATGCTACTCCTGCTGAACTGGGTACACTTCGTGCATTGGCTGATGCCAAAGTTGCAGAAAATGCTGTTAAGACTGGTTCTAAAGTTAATAGTGAGATCTTCAAATCCACTTCTAATAACCTGTCATTGGGTGATTACCAACAGGGTATTAATACTGCTGCACAGGCTGGTGATACTAACCGTATCCAATCCCTGATGACTGGTATCAATAATTTTGAAACTTCCCATACTGCTAAAGCAGATATTGCTCAACAGTACCTGAATGAAGCTAAACAGAATGGTAAATCTTACCAGATCCTGAAAACTTCTAATGGGTGGGAATTGAATACTGGCAAACGTCTGGATGCTAAAGCACAGGCTAAGAACGGTGGATTCACTATCCACAAAGGTTCTACTGGTCTGGTTAACAACATTGTTAATGAAGCCAAAGCTATCACAGCCACTCGTCAGTATATGGAAGGTATTGCTAATCCTGAGGTATTTACTGGTTCCCCTGATACTACAACACCTACCCAGGATGTGACTGGCTCGACTGAGCAAGTAGCAAGCCCGGAGGCGCAGCCAGAGGGTGCAGCTACTGTATCAGGAGAGGCAGGAGCACAAACACAACAAGCACAACCAACGTTGTATAACATGACCACACGAGATGCTCGTGCAATGGATCAGGCAACGCTGGAAAAAGTAATGTCTGCAACACAAGAATCCATGCGTACAGACAGTAACCCAATCCTGGCTCGTAACCTGGAAGTGCTTGATCGTGAATGGACTCGTCGTGCTGATTTAGCCACTAACCAGAATCGTGGTGTGGATGCTCCACACCGTAAGCTGGATGAATCCTTTAAGCCTAAAGCTCAGGAGAATGAGATCCAACGTTCACAGGCTGAGACTACTACTCAGACTGAACATACCCAGGCTGACATTGACAATGAGTCTACTGGTTCAGAATCTCAACAGACTGCCCCAGTTAACGTAGATGACGTTGTTACTACTTCTGATACTCTGACCGAGACTCAACAAGATACTGTAGCTCATGGTGCTCTGAGTATCTTTGGTAAAGTTGGGGAGTCTCTGAAAGCTCTGCGTGAGAAAGCTTTGGCTGAACCTAAAGGCTTACAGAACCTTGTGCTTACTGGTTTCAATCAACGAGTTCGTCCGGGTTTTGGTAGCCCACTGGTAGCAGTGAAGGACTTCATTAACACTCTGAAAACTGCTGTGGATACTGGTAGCTTCACTGAAGTTAACCGTTTCCTGAAACAGCATATCAGTGAGTCGAAAGCTGAAGGTGCTAAACAGAAAGCCCTGCTGAAACAGTTTGTGCAGTTCCACGATCACATCACAGCTAACCTGGATAACATCATTCGTACTAAAGCTCCTGAGTATCGTTATCAGGACTTTGCTCAATTTATCCTGGATGAGAATGGTAACTTTGACTCCAATACTAAAACTGGTATTGCAGCAGGTATCTTCTCCTGGCTTGGTGAGAACGGAGATAAGATGTTCCTGAACCAGAGTGAAGTAGCTAAAACTCTGCGTATCAAGGAAGATCAGTTAACTCCACAAGCTATGTCTCGTATGGCTGATATTGGCTATCGCCAAGACTTGATCATGTCCCAACTTGGTCAACGTATTTATCAGGCTATGGGCTTTGCTAAACGTGCTGATGTAGATCCTAATCGTGCCAGTAAATTGCAGAATGCTCTGGGTGCTTATGCCCTTCATGCTATGTACTCCAATGGTTACATGGAACAGTCTGTGATGACTGCTAAAGAGTACTTTGATCTGCAAACCATGGGATTGGATGAACAGTCAGCTAAAGAAGCTGCACAAGCTTTCCAGAATGACTTTGGTGTTTCCCCTAATGATGCCAAGCACAAGATTGTGTTTAGCCGCCCTGCACGTAACTTTGATGCAGAGGGTAAACCAGTAGCTATTGAGGCAATCTCTGACATTAAGAATGGAATGAAAGATACCCGTTCTCTCATGTCTAAGCTGTTTGGTTATGACCCTGCTGTACGTGAGGTTCTGACCACTAAGCCTGCTGGTTTCAAACAGAAAGTCTTCGGTAAAATGAATCGTGAAGTTCCTTCTGTTCTGGCTGCTCGTATAGGCAAAGCTATGCAGTACGACTACACCATTGATCAGAGTGTGGTAAATGCTATGCAAACCATGTCCACTGTAGATAATGCTGCCCTGCAACATATCTTTGGTGTACGTACTGATGCTGATGTGCCTAATGAAATGGAGATCTTCAAGAAAGGTCGTGAAGCCAAGAATGCTGATATCCAACGTTCTATCGAAATGGGTATGGACTTTGCTGCACGTATTGGTAACAAGCCTTTCTGGATGCCAATGGAAGTTTGGACTAACCAGCGTATTGGTGATCTGGCTTCTGAGTTCAACCCACAAGGATCCAAAGTACATCGTGCTATGGGTGGCCTTGCTGCACACCAGATTGAACTGAAAGTGGAACGTAATGCTGCTGTACTGGATGCAGAAGGTAAGCCTACTCAATATGGCCTGTTCCTTGTTTCACTGGCTCAGGGTATGGAAGAAGCTCCTGTAATTGGTGCTGACGGTAAGAAACTGAAGTCTGTTGATAAGCAGACCTATGCTACCTTCTTACCTGCTTTCCAGAATTACCTGCGTAAACCAGAGAACATTAAGGCTGTACGTGCTATGCAGAAAGTGATCGCTGGTTCAGCTACTACTGCTGATACCAACGTCATTAAGAATGCTGTGGCTGAGTATGGTATGAATGGTCAGTCTTTTGCTGCCCTGCATAACCTGGCTCAGTATGCTACTGCTCTGGAGTCTGGTAAGTCTTCTGTTAAGTTGCTGGCTCAAATGGAATCGGATGGTGTTACTAACGGCCCTATCCTTACCAATATCCTGAATGGCTCTGCTGATTTCGATCTGCTGAAGCGTGGTGGTATTTACCGTGAAGGTGACAACATTACCAACATGCCTACCTACCGTGAGCTGGGAGGTCAGGATTACTATGAGCTGCTGGGTGATGCTATGCGTCAGCATTGGGCAGACTATAAAGCCAACGCTCCTAAATCCCAAGCTGGGCAGATTGCTGCACTGGAATATTTCTCCACTGGTTATGGTGCTCGTTCCAAGGCCAAGACTCTGGCTACCCCATTTAACTATTCTGCTGGTATCCCAGCACTGAAAGCTGCTATGGGCCGTGCCACTGTAGAGGATGTTTACTCTAAGATCAGTTCTCTGATCCCGCTGGCTAAAGGTAATAACAAAGCTGAATTTGCCAAAGCTCACGCTGAGATCAGTAAGAATCTTTCTGTACTCCTGGGTCAGAAAATAAACTTGCCTCGTACTGCTGATGCACTGGTTAAGTTCAGCCTTAACCCTGCACAGACTAAACGCATCATTGATGTGGATTCCCAGACTCGTGGATCTGCTACAGAGACTGCTGTTAATGAGGTTGCTGCTGACTTCATTGCATCTCGTGATGCTAATACCAGTCTGGTTAACACAACCTTTACTCTGGCTAACCTTCGTTACAATGCTGCTAAAGCTGCACTGCTGAAGCAACGTATTGCTGAAGGTAAAATCCCTGTGGATGCTAAAGGTGCTCCACTGGAAGGACTCACTCAGGCAGATCTGGATACCCTGTCTAACATGATTCCTAATATGCCTTCTGCAACTGGTGTTCTGTCCGAGAATACTAAAGCTTCTGGTTACCCAATGGCTAAAGTGGAGAAAGCCTTTACTGCTAAGTCTCCTGCTACCAGCATTGATATTTACTTCAAAGAAGCTGCTAACCCTAAACCAGCAATGGATGCTAATGGGATGCTGTTGAGTGATGGTCTGGTAGGTGGTTACAAGTCTACTCAGTCTACTGTGACCGAGACTAAGCTGACTAACCCTGGTGTTGCTATGGGTGCTAACGTCACTCAGGGTACTGATGCTGCGATCAGCTCTGATGTAATCAGCAAGATCGAAAGCCAGAACGTACATGATGCTAACATCCTGTCTCCTGACAATGTGCTGAAAGGTGCCCGTATCCAGAACAAAGCTATGTTTGATGCTGTGGTTTCTTACCATCCTCAGCATCTGGCTGCTGCTGCACTGCTGACTGAGGTTCGTAGTCTGGCTAGTGCTAACCTGTCTACCAATGACAAGGTTGCAGCTAAGAAAGCCCTGGATGCCATGAAGACTAAGATCCTTGGTAAAGACTTCAAGGGCAACATGAAAGCTGCTCTGAACACCATCCTTAACCAGGCTTATGATCGTGACATTAAGAAACTGGAGACTCTCTCTGAAATCTATGCTGTTAACCAGTATGGTACAGAGGGTGGTGAATACCTGATTACTGATGCTGATCGTAAGAAAATTGGTGATGAGATCGCACGTCTGAAACGTAGCCGTGCTGCTGGCCTACAACGTATCTCTGATATGTTCTCTAAGGGTAATGCCCCAAAGGCTGAGGCCACTCAGTATCCTGACAAAATGAGACAATACCTGTATGAGGCTTCGGCCTCTACAGGGTCTGTGTCAGCTTCTGAGGTAATGGCCCGAACCAAAGGTAAATTTGCTAACCCAGTATATAACGAACTCCACAGTCTCATTTCTGGTTTGATTCCAGCTGATGCTGTGGTGAATGTACTGGACGGGCAGACTATGCCTAAGAATGTTAAGGGGCAGTCACTGCCCCAGAACCGTGATGCCATTGCATGGTCTTATCAAGATAAGAATACTGCACAGGTTAACCTGTCACTCAGCAAGAATGCTTCACCTGAAGTCTTGCTGCATGAACTGACTCACATTGCTCTGGGACGTGCAATTGCTACTGCTGATTCAAACCCAAAAGTAAAAGCTGTACTGAACCGTACAGAGAAGCTGATGGGTAGAGTAACTCAGCTGGTTTCAGCTGATCCTCAATTGACTCAGAAATTTGCCCCTGCCTTAGCTAACGTGGATGAGTTTATCTCCTGGGGTATGACTAACCCAGAATTCCAACGTTACCTTGATACCATTACTGGTGTGCCTGAAATCTCAGGTCGTAACCGTGGATGGTTGGGTACTGCCTTTAAACAGTTTGTGGATCAAATGTCAGGCATCTTTGCTGCTGTAACTGGTCGGGCTATTAATGCTAGGGTTACTACTGCACTGGAAGCACTGACCTTCGATACTGCACACCTGGTTCAGGCTATTAACCCTGCTGCTATTGAAAGCCCAGTGTCCTCTATCAGCCACCCTATGAGCAACACTAACAGTGCTGCTGATCAGGTAGCTAAGTTTAGCCATGTGGATATCTTTGATAACCTGGCTTCAACAGGTGGCAAGACTAACTCAGCACAGTTCACAGGTAACCTCCGTAATGTAATATCCACTGTAGCGGATCAGCTTTACGGTGCTTTAGGCTCAAGAGTCACCCAGAATGCCAACGAGAATTATACTCCTGGTCAGGTCTGGAATGAGGCTGTAGCCACTGGGAAAGCCCCTGTCAGTACCGAAGCACTGAGCAATGGGTTTGTACTGACTAATCAGGAAGCCTTTGCTGTGGAAGCTATTGAGGCTGCTGTATCTGAATCTCTGGCTTCTGGTTTTACTTCACCAGTTAACCGGGAGATTCGTCGTACCTGGCAAGCTGCCAAACAATCCCTGAAACCAGAAGACTTCCACAATGGAAACTGGAATCAGGCAACCCAGGCAGAAAAACGAGCTGCTCAACAGAAATGGAATTATCTGTTTGATGTAACGAATGACTCTGGTGAGTCCCAGCATCTGTCTCGTTTTGTTGCCATGGCTATTGGGCATGAAGACACCAGTAACTTACTTGGCTTCCAGATGGAAGATGGTAAGGACTCTGGCAATACTGCCTTTGAACAGGCTACTGCTTACTTTAACCAGGCTGTTAATACAGTCTCTGGTATGTTGACTAATACCCATCAAGGACAAGCCGCTAATGCTCGTGCTCAAGCATTAGCTGAGAAGCTGATCCAGATTGAACTTAAGAACCGTGATACCACCATGAATATCCTTACTGGTGGGATCGACAAAGTAGAGAATGCCTTAGATACGGCTGCCGCTAAGTCTAAACAGTTCCTGGATAAAATCGTTAAAGCTACTGGTATTGATCAGTCCTCCAACAATGCTCTGAATGCTATGGGCAAAGTTGCAGGTTTGGCTGCTCGCGATCAGCTGGGTAACTTGAAAGAGACTATCAAAGAGTTTCGGGACTTTAATGCCCCTAATACTCCAGAAGGTTCTCTGGCCTCCATTCTGACTGAAGCAACGAATGCTGATGATGTTCGTGCTCTGCATGAATCCCTGTTACGTTCTACCAAACGTATTGAACAGGATCGTGCAACCTTAGCTGCTGTCACTGCTAAGAACTTGAATGAGATGTTTGATAACAATGGGCAAGACCTAACTAAAGAAGATCGTACAGCAATGACTTATTCACTGCTCCGTACTGACCTTCAGTCTGTGTTGCACATTGAAGGTATGAACCTGAATAACTTACATAAACTGGTTTCTAATACTGGTTACCGTAAGCAACAGATCAATAACCTTGAGAAAACCATTAGCCAGTATGCTAACGGTAATGATAAGATCATTCGTGCCAAGGCTCTGGGATTCTGGATGGCTACTGGCAGAAATACCCTGGGACGTGATTTAGTTCTGAATGCAAAAGCTATTGCTACCGGAGCTGCTACTCACTATTCCACAGTAGGTATCGAACCGACTCTTGATGAAGTGAACGCCATTGATGCTCTGGCTTCGATGTACGCTCTAAGCTACACCAAGACTGAAAACCGTGTTCGCACTGCTGCTGTAATGGAACGTGAGCTTGCACGAGGTAAAGACAACGGCATCAAAATGCTGATGGCTACTTATGCGAACCTGATCGAGGATTCTGCTAATACGCTGTTTGCTGGTAACCAGTTGTCTCGCATTAAAGGCTATGTGCCTGAAGATACCAATCCTCACCATGACTTACGTGCAGTCGAGTCGGGGAGTGCAGATGAAGCAGCACTGGTGAACATGGGATATCAAAAAGTATCCCCACTGTCCCAGGACTCTTTGTCAAAACACTCTGGACGTGTGCTGTATGTGACCAAAGAGAATGGGTATCAACGAACCGTCTCTGGTACTTTCAGTTTAACTGGAAGCCAGCGTAAGGGTTCTTCCCTAAGTGGGGATCGTGCTGTTGCTGATCGTGTTCGAGCTGACGAGTTAGAACAGTTAAGGCAAGCGTCCTACGCAGACGTGCGAGGGCGTGAAGCACTGTCCCACACTGCCTTTGATCCTACTCAAATCCAGGATAACCATGTAGTGCCTGTATTAAGCACTGATGGTCATATCATGGACTTCCGTTATATGGCTTCTCACAATACTCGTGATACTTTCCTTGATCGTAATAATGACTTTGCTGATCTTGTTGGTCGTTTAGCTGGTCAGAATATCGATAAAGGTGATGCCCCAAGCCAGAATGCTAAGATCCTTGAAGCCCTGCATGAAGATTCTAAGGCTAATATCCTGAAGAATCCTAATGCTTACTTTGAGATTGGGCCTAATGCACCTACTGAGCGTGGACGTGAAATTTGGGCAATGATGCCTTATGAATCACGTACTAAAGCTGCCTCTTTGTGGGGAAGTGATCGTATGTATATTCGCAACGATCTGGTTAACCTTACCTTTGGCTTCCGTAAGTACTCACTGGCTAATACCCTGGATGTAGATCCAGAGCAACGTAACATTGCTCAGGGTGTTGCTGCTGGTTTACTTGAAGCGGTTTTTGGTGATAAGGCTAAAGCCTACGTAATTAAGGGTGAGCGTGGTATTCAGGAATTTATGCAGTTTTATAAAGATACGATTGTTATTCGTAACCTGAAAACCCAGTTTAGCAACATTATGTCCAACACTGCTCTGCTGGCTGCTTATGGCGTTAACCCGGTACGTATGGTTAAGGATATTCGTACTGCTCTGGTTGCTGGGATTGACTATCGTAAACAGTACTCGCTGCTACTCAAGTATCAGCAACAGCAACGTGCTGGTATTGGTAACTTTGCTCAGATGGAGTCTCTGATCAATGAGACTCAGGATCGCCTGAATGCTAACCCTCTGGCTAAGTTTATTCAGGCAGGCATGATGCCTACCATCGTAGAAGACGTTCAGCCTGATGCTGATGGTTACACTTATGGTTCTAAGATTCGTAAGAAATTTAATGAGGTATCTGCTCACCTTCCAGCTTCTGCTGTAACAGCTGCTCGCTGGGCTGTGATTGATAAGGGTACTGCACCTCACAAGTTCTTGAGTGATGCTGCTCAGTTCAGTGACTTTGCTGCTAAGTATGCTCTGTACAAACACCTGACAGAACATGCCAGAGATCGCCTGAGTCATACTGAGGCTTTACAACGTGCATCTGATGCATTTGTTAACTATGACATTCCAGCTACAGCTTCACGCCAGTATCTGGATGATATGGGGATCACAATGTTTACGAAGTATCGTGTTCGTATTCAACGTGCAATGTTCTATTTGATGGATAAACGTCCAGCATCTGTTATGGCACATATGGCTATCACAGGACAGTTTACTCATGCACCTGATGCTATGGAGCCTCTGTTTGCACGTAACTTGGGTAACCCATTTACACCTTCAGTATTGCAGGGTGGAAGCTTGTTGAATGTCCCAATGCCTTGGAACTTATTCAGAATGGCATACTAATAAAAAGCCCCTCAATGAGGGGCTTCTTTTTGGCTCTTATGAGTCACGCTTTTCCTGGATGACTGCTCCAATGAGGCAAGCAATAAAAATTACAGCCACAAAGAACCAGAAGAAGCTAAGTAACCAGAAAGCTACCTTCATTAAAGCCAGTACAGCAATGGCTGCAATCACACAGAACAGGCCAATAAAGCCATTAATAACGTGTCTCATAGATCACCTGTTAGTCGAAGTTAGCGAACGGGTCGTCTTCAGTGTCTGCTGGTTTAGCAAAGCCAGCCTCACTGGTTTCAACTACCTTGGTTACCGGAGTGTCTGCCTGGGCAAACAGCTCGTCACCTTCGGATGCAGCTAGTCCAGCGTCTGCAAACGGATCGACTTCTTCAGCTACAGCAGCATCTTTGGCTTCTGGCAGTAGCTCGTTTTCAGCACGCAGGTTCGCACCTTCGTCAATGTCGAACGGGGCAGCATTGTCTGCATCACTGGTTTCAGCAAAGAGGTCTTCTTCACTCTCAGTCTGAGCTTCTGCTTCGGCTTCTACCTCGGCTTGAGCTGCGGCTTCTTCAGCAGCTTTATCAGCTTCGATTTCAGCCTTGGTACGACGTTTACGACGCTTAACAGGTTTGTCAGTTTCCTGTTCATCCTGGTTGTCATCATCGTGTTCTTCTTCCTGCTCTGCTTCTTCCTGTTCAGCAACAGGAGTGCTGCCAGAAACCAGAGGAGCTTGAAGATCAGCAACAGACTTCAGGCGGAAGTTATCTTCACCTACAGCCACAGCTGCTACGATTTGACCATCCAGAATACCTACTGCAACATCAGCCCCTTTAGCTGTAGGCACAAGGCTGGTAAACGCATGTTGGGTTACCAGTTCGATCAGATCTTCGGTAGAAAGCAAAATACGCATAGTTAATCCTTAGTAGCTAACATGGTTAGCATTTTGAAAGTTTCAGTTTTAATTCCAGCATGTACGGCTGCTACAGCGTCTGCCATGTGTTCTGCTTTGCTGGCAATGATCTGCCCATTAAGTTTGGGCCAGTTAGCATCAGGATATAAACCAGATGCCCAATCAATACCTTGCTGCTTTGTTGCAGAAGTTTTGCCAGTGATTTCCATCCTGGTTTCAGTAGCATTTACACAGATCACAGGTTTAGCACCATGACTGTTTCGTATGGCTGCTATTAACCCAATACAGGCACCTGCACCCAGTGAAGCTCTGGCATTCTGACTACCATGAGGAACTTCAATACAGATGGCATCTACGTAAGGCATATAGCTCATTACCTTCTCAAACAGGTATTCAGCTCTGGCTAAGTCCTGAGAAGATTTACGTACTTGCTTGGAATTATCTTTGGGTGGTTGGATAACATCCAGCTTGGCAACACTAAGAGATCTGGCTTCAGTGTCATATAACATTGCAGCCAGTCCCCAGTTACTAAAGCTCGGATCCATCCCCAGTAGTTTGAGCTTCATTAGGATCCTCTTCCATAGTGAAAGGCAGATTTAAGAACTGGTTCAGAGCATACTCTACCCCCAGTTTAAATAAAGCACGTTCACGAGGATCAGTAATCAACTCGGGTTGATCAGCACCATCGAATTGGACGTTAAGATCGATATCGTCCGGGGCTTGGATTACAGCCAGCAGGTGATGGCCGATGTTACGATGCCAATCTGCTACCAGAAAACCTAACTGAAGGTGGTTCTCTACTGGCAGGATGTTTTCAGGACGATCCTGTACTACGGTTGAATCTTGGGTCATGGTAACCTCAGAATAAACCCCCTGGTTTAGGGGGCTAAGTTATTACATGGTAAACGGATCATCACCAGTGGTGGCATTGTCAGATCCTGGGTTGAAGCCAGCACCTGCAAAATTACCACCCGGAGCACCAGCGCTACCCTGACCAGCCACTTCTTTGAAGCGATCCCAGACCTGGCCTTTGTTAGCTTCGAGCCACTTATCTTTGAAAGTAGCTTCCTGCTTACCACGAATTTCCTGCTCAGTCTTATCGTCCTTGCTGCGGAAGACTTTTGCAATGGCGTTGATCTCACGAGACTCGTTGATCGGCTCGTACTGTCCATCGTCATTGCGTTTCTGCTTGTTCTCTTTGATACGCTGGATAGCGAAGGTGATCGGCTTACCACACAGATCCACCAACATAGGAACATCAGTCGGAACTTCGGCTTTCTTCTCGAAGTTATACAGGTTGATGGTCTTGGTTTCTGGTTCCAGTTTAACCAGAGGTTTGCCACAGGCCAGCAGACAGATCGAGTTGGCTTTCAGGAAGTTTTTGGTGTATTCGCCTTTGTCATTGACGACTTTACCCTGACCGTTCATGAACCAGATCTGCTCTTTGTAGATGCCATGATCATCTTCAAATTCGATGTTCATGGCCTGAGCTTTAGACTTATCCGACTTGGTGATGTAAGCCAGCTTGATGATGCCCGGATAGACGTCAGTGTCACGAATGCGCATACCAGTGCCCAGGGTATCTTTCTCTACTGCTTTTTCTGCATCATAGTTAAAATCAAAATAAGACATGTTAGTTACCTTTTGTTTCTAGGCCATGGTTTTCATGGAAACCTAATTCAATTAATTTCTCAGCCCGGCAGATAGCTGCTTCGTTAGCTGTCTTGAAGGTACGTTGCCATACCTTCTTACGGTTCATCGTGATTTCTGCTACATAGCGATCACGACGTTTGCAATACCAAATACCTTGGTGACCAGTAATGGTATTGCTGATTGCACCCCTGTTTCGCATATTCTGAAGCATCGTAGTGTCCTTCAGATTTAACGCTCTGTTGTCATCACGAATATGGTTATCGTGATCTACATGCCCTTTAGGCCACTGCCTGTTATGCATGTAGTAACAGATGATATGCTCTCCATAGGTGGTGCCGAAGATTGTTATATGGCGGTAGCCACTAGCCTTGTGGAGACTCCCAGCGCGACTACCGATAACAATTCTCTTATTACAAGACTTGCTAATCCAAGTAAGATGTCCAGTAAGAGCATCATATTTTAGTACCTTCTCAAGCATTTCAAGGGTGAGATCTTCTTTAGGAATTTTCATGCGTAATACTCATGCAAACGGTCTAAGACCAACTGCATGTCATTATCGATGAAGGTTTCCTTGATATCAAACAAGTCCTCTGGGCCACGTAAACGCTCGTTAATGGTGTTCTTAGTAACCTGGGTCTGGTAAACATGCTTGTACCCGAGCATTTCCTCACGCTCGTTAATGTGAAGTAACCCGTTCTGGTAATCTTCCAGATCCGTAAGCTTCACTTTCTTACAAGCAATAACCAGACTGAAGTATGACTCAATGCCCTGGTTCTTCAGTGCCCCTTTAACAGGTACACAGGTTTCACGAACCATGTCATCGTTAACTTCATCCTTCGTGTGAGCTAAGAAGATCACGTTCTTGGTAGACGTGGCTACCAGCACCTGCATCAGGTGTTTGAACTGCTGGGCAAATTGGCCCCATGCAGCTTGGGTATTTGAGCTAGTAAGTACGAGCTGGCTCTCTACCATATCCATGTAGTACGTCAGTGAATCGACTACAATGGTGTGAATATTAGGTTGGGTTTCAGCCCACTGAAAAGCTTTGGGTAGCACATCCCAACGTGCAATGGTTCGTTCTATGAAACCTGATTTGAAAGGCAGCTTTTTACCTGACTCACAGTTAAGGTACAGCACACCTTCCGGGTTCTTCAGGTTCTTCAGTGACCGCGATTTACCACTTGCTGATTTACCCACAAGCAGTACAAGGTTGTCATTAACGCTGATTTGATCGGACATAATTACCTCTTTTGAAATGCCCCCGAAGGGGCAAACCCACAAAGGGAACGGAAGTTCCCCAACACACAATTACTTAACTTTCTTAGCAATGGTGAGCATGATGCTCCCATCAATTTCACTTTCGTCCAGTTTACCGGGAAGCTTGTTGTTCAGATCCTTCACCTGGCTTCTGATACGATCCAGAGAGAACCCTGCATCTACCAGTACCATGGCATAGTTGAACAGCTGCTTATTACGGTTACCGTCACCAGTGTTGTTAAGTACCCAACGTTCCAGATTATCCAGTTGATGCTGATCAGTAAGCATCTGCTTACGATCCTCGTTCTTACTGGTTTTAGGAATGAAGGGGAGTACATCGAATAACTGACCATCCGTATACTCATAATGCCCTTTGTGCGTTAACCATTTCTTAGAACGGTGAGCACAAGAGTCATCAGCTTCAAATGGCAAGCCTTCAAGGACGTTGTTATAAAACTCCTTGTAGTCTTTGGCATCCAGCTTCAGCTCATAGTTAATAGGCAGAATGATACGGAAACGGTTAGTCTCTTCGGTATGTCGCTTAGTGGTGTAATACAGAGCCTTGTAGTCTTTCAGCAGTAACTTAGCTGTAGACAGCTGACAGGTTCCATCCACATCAATAACCAGAAGGTTAAAGCCAGGAATGGCATTCTCTTCATTACGATAACCGTTCATCACTTTATGGGTAAGCCAGTGAAGATCTGGCTGGTTTACCAGTCTGTGCAGTTGATCGAATGGTACGTCTTTAGGTACGAAACCAGTGGTTAAATCCTTACTGTATGACAAGATCATCTCATCAAGGTTAGTTGGTTTCAGAGATTCACCACTCAGGAATAAGATCCCATCAGTGTAGCTACGCTTCACAATGATGTTGTTTTTATAACCGTAGGCAATAGCCAGGTTAATCATCTCATCCTTCTGGTTTTTACCACCACGGAAGTAAGGCAGATCTTCATCCATGTCAGCCAGCGTAACGTCTGTACCCACATCAGCTAAATACTTAGCTAACTTGGCATAGTTACGTTCAGGCGTAAGCAGTTTGGCAAAGGCTTCACCACATTCTTCAGTAAGCTTAATGGCGTTCTCCAGATGATCCTGAGAGAGCACAGGTGAACCATCTACGAAGGCATAGGCAGCAGCCAACTTCATGCACTTGAAGAAACGGTTCTCCATTTCACTTTTCTGAATGGTTTGATACTCGTTGTACTGTTTGCTTTTGGCTTCACAGTCCAGACGGTACTGGATGATATTCTTCAGTACATCACGAGGGATGGTGATAGCTTTTCGCAGATTGGAAATGTCTGCAAGCTTCTCCAGTTTTTTACCCAGGTCAGTGATGAAGGTATCAGCATTGGCATCAAACATTTGTTTCAGGATATCGTCAGCAGTTATCCCTTCTGGTTTCTTGGCTTTCAGCAGGAAACCAAAGTGACAACGACGTGCATATCCCATTTCCAGCATGTCGTATAAACGACGTTCAGTTACATCCCCATCAAACAACTTGGTTGGTGTACCAAACAACAACATGTTAGTTGGAGTACCACCTACAAGTTTCTCGTGACGAACGTTTTCAGCAGATGACTTGATCAACTTATCTTTTACTAAACCAAGGTCATAGAGTTCCAGGAAAGTATCCAGTACTTCAGTCTGACCTACCAGGTTTGCACCGATTTCATCGATCTGTAAATTCACACCACCAGCATTGCCCATAAGAAGCTTATGACGCATTTGTTTAACGGCTGGGGTAGTTGCAGAGTCAAAGCTAAACAGCAAGCTGCCTAAGCTTTCAAACTCCTTACGCACTTTCTCCAGCTCATCTTCTGGGTCAACCAGATTAGATGCTGTGGATTTACGTTGAGCACGTTTCTGAGCAAGCTCAAACATGTTCTGTTCAGCTACTGTAGGGAAAGTTACTTCCAGGAATCGTTCACGGAATCCTGCAAGCAGTTCACGTTCGATCAGGCTGGTGGAATAGCCTTTACCAGTACCTGATGGGGACAGGTTCAGAGCGTAGATATTGATAGGCAGATCGTTACGATCATACCCTTTAATGACTGCTCGCATAGACGAGGCCATTACACCCCAGTAGTAAGCCAGAACTACCCTGAAAAAGAGTCGTTCTTCGTTAAGGGTTTTAGCATTGAGAAAATCAACGATCTTCTCACTGGTGGGATGATATTTCATCTCACTCACTGGTTTGATGGAGATCATACTTGTCCTTATACTTCGAGATGGCCAGAACGAATTAGCTCATCTTTTTGTTTACAGATTGGAAAGGCTGGGCAGTATGCACAAGCTTTAACTTGACCAGGGTTATGCACGATCATACCCACGTTGCCATCATCAGCCAGACGCTTGTAAGCTTCAGCTTCAGTGTCAAAGTTTTTGGTTGATCGGGTCATGTTTGCCGGGTTCTTGTAGTACTTCCAGACCGGAGCATCACGCCATAACTCTTCATCAGTACACTCAGGAATGTCTTCGTCTTTGGCCTGTTTATACTTCTCATACAGGGCAATACGACCTTCAATATACTTCTGAGTATCTTCCAGAGAGAGCAACTGATAACGTTTGGTTTCAGTCTTACGCTGAGGATAGTTAGGGTTAGCTCTGGCTTGAGCACGTTGCCAGTCAGTAAAGATAAACTGGATAGACATTACATCTTTAGTAATGATATCCGGGTTAAGCCAGCGATAGATACTACCTTGCAGGGCATAGTCCAGATCCTTACTACCCTTCATATAGCTGAAGGTAGAGGTAGACTTAAAGTCCTCTAAGGCACCATTACCTACGAAGTCAAACTTACCAGTGATACGGTAACCCATGACTTCTTTCTCAGATCGGATTTCCATATACACTGGAATATCTCCAGCCTTCAGTTCCCATGGTTTAGGGTTAACCTTAACCTTGGCAATCAGGTCAGGTGAGTAACCCAGCTTCTCCATAGCTTTTGGGAAGTTTTCAGGTGACCAAGCCAGTTCGATACCTGAGTGGATGGCTGTGCCCATACGAGAAGCTACCAAGTCTTCCAGGTCAGCTGTTTGCAGCTCTGGAGGAACACGAGGGGTTAGGATCAGCTGACGAATGGGTTTGAGCAGCTTGGTTGCTGAGAAGGTTCCAGGGATATAATCATAGTGATCAGTAGCCAGGAACACTGCCATAGATAATGGGATCTTAGTGTTGTTTGTGTAAATCATTAGCTGATTCCTCACCCCATAAGGCTGCATATGCTGCCAGATCTTCAAAGTTATCCAGCTTAAATTCACCCTGGTTTGCCCGGACGATTTTCAGTAGGACTTGAATGAGCCACCCATCAGCCGGGGTAAGATCCTTACCACGAATCTTATTGAACAGCTCAATGACCAGTGGAATGGAACGTTCACCTTGATCGTTATCATAGGTAACTGCACGATCCTCTAAATGCCCAGCAGCAGCCAGTAGTACCTTGTGAGCACTGACTGTTGTATCTACTGGTTTAGGTTTAAAAGCTTCAAGCTGTGCCTTTAGTTCAGCTATTTGGTTTTCGTACTTTTTAACCTGGCTTTCCCAGTAAACTTTTTTATGCTCTGCGCAAGACATACCTAAGTAGTTCTTAGCCTCATGCAGACACTTTTCTGCATAAGCAAGAGAGCGTTTTAATGATCTTTTACTCATTTGGATTTCCTTTGCAAAGAATTCACAGAGTGCCCGGAAGGGCACCCCACAAAACACTTAAGCTTGACAGCTTAAGCATTCATCCTTAACAACCACACCACTTCGTGAGTAGACGTAGTAAACAGACAGGATTTCTTCATCCAGTACGCAACGAGTCATCAACTCCGAGATCAGATCTTCTGAACCATCTTCAGGTACGAAGAAGTTCAGGGACTGGCCTTGGCAGATATGTTTCTGACGTAAGCTGGCACGACGTAACAGGACTCGCTGATCCATTTCAAATGCAGTCTTAAATACCTGCTTCTCATGATCATCAAGCCAGTCAACGTGTTGTACTGAGCCTACGTGGTTAATGATATCGTTGATGGTTTCTGCCGAGTAAACCCCACGTTCTTGCATGAGTTTGTAGATCTCAGGCACGATACGACTGAGCTGACCAGCAGCAGAGCTGGCTTCAAATACCATTCCAGGATCCGGGAACCAGGATTCAGATACACCACCCATTAACAGGGCTGTGCTCTTGGTAGGTGCAATGGCTGTACGGTGAGTGTTACGTACACCATGGCCTTTACACCATTCTGGTTCACCCATGACTTCTGCCATCCACTGAGAAGCTTTAAGGCTTTCATCGTGGATATGCTTGAAGATCTCCTGATCGATAAATTGAGCTTCCAGTGACTCGTAAGGAATACGCTTCGACTGGAAATAAGTACTGAGGCCCATTACACCTAAGCCAATTGCTCGGCCTTTGATGGTGAAGTCTCGTACCTTCTCTAAGCCTTCAATACCATCACTGACTTCAATGAACTCTGAGCACAAGCAGTCCAGGAAGATAGTGGAATAGAATACTGCCTTGCTGGTTTTAATCTTATCCCAGTGAACCAGGTTTAATGAGGACAGGATACAGCTATAGGTCAGATCCTTGGATGAATGAAGCATGATTTCGGTACACAGATTGCTTGCCTTAAGCATCAGATCACGGTCTTTGTACATTGCAGGACGATGGCGATTAGCCTTGTCAAGGAAGTACAGATAACCTTTACCTGTCAGCATTTTGACATGCACAGCATCTTCGAATCGCTGGTTTGCTTCTGCATCACCAGCTTTCAGTTTCTCAACGAAACTATCTTTAATGATCCAGCCATAGTTCTTACCATTGGGATCGGTCTTCAGTGAGTTAAGGCACTCATAGAAATCCCCATGCTCGATATCGAGATAGGCACCAACAGAACCACGTCTGTTACCACCCTGGCTTACTTTACTGGTACAAGTGAAGAAGTCATCGATAACTTCCTTAGCACCATTAGCAACGCCACCAGTGCTGATCTTGGCACCACGAGGACGAATATCCGAGAAGTCTGCTGAAGTACCAAACCCATACTTGGACAGGATTGCAGTCTCTCGTAAGGCTGAGTAGAAGCCATCAATGCTATCTGCTACTACCTGCCCGGAGCAGGATACAGGCATACCACGGTCGGTTCCCGTATTAGCCAGTGCTGGTGTAGCAGGTGACAAGATGCCATTCCACATAAGATCGAAGAATGCTTTCTCAAGTTCACCACGATAAAGCTGTGGTACATGACGGGCCAGAGTATGTGCAATCTTTTGGTGACGTGCTCTTAATGAGCCTTCACTCTCGACGATGTACTTACTCTTGAACATTTGCCATGCCTGAGTTGTATACCAATCAGGGAGTAATCCCTGTGCTTGTAACTTCTTACGCTCGGCACTAAGTGCTTCGAACTCAGTAGCGACTGAAGTCTCTACTCCTGTAGGTTTAAACGACATGCTTACTCTCCTGGTTTCAATAAAGCTGACAGATCACGGGCACCAGATAGCTCACTAGCTAAGTTCTGGTTAAAGCCTAGTTTATGCTTGGCCCAGTTACGGGTGTACTGCAACTGAGTACCAGCAAAGAAATCTGCAAACTTATAGGAAGACAGGGAGGTATAGAACCAGCTGGAGATAACGCCGGACTCTTGCTCGAACATGTTCGGCATACCCAGACGGTTAAGCACCACGTTCACCCGATCACGAATGAAGTGCTGCATCTCTTCTTTGGTTACTACACGGATGGTTTCAGGAGCCTTGGCAAAGATACGTTCGATCATAGCGAACTCATGATCATGAACATCTTTAGCCATTTTCCAGATAGCATCAGCTAATGCTTCCTGTTTGGTTTCATCCATATTGCCAGCTTCAATACGTTCCTTTTTACAGGTGTTATGAAGCCAGGCAGAGAACATGCTGTGATAGTTCTCATCTTTGGCTGAACCGTCGATACCTGCCACAAAGTGGGGGATCAACTTAAAGCCAGGACGGCTGAACGATTTGAAGAATGCAAAGGCTGAGAACAGCATCACACCTTCGAGGAATGCTAACGCTGCTGTAGCTTCCAGAGCATCACCAGAAGACGCTTGTTCATCGATCCATGCAATATGCTTGGACAGGTCTTCGTCACGCTTCCAGGTGGTGTAGAACTCATCTGTAGCCAGATCCAATGACTGATTGATCAGGTCATAGAATGGGGCATGAGAGTTCAACTCAACCATAGCGAATACAGCACAGGCACGTTGAACATGAGGACGAGGGAACAGACGTTGAATACGTCCACCCCACATCTCTTCACCTCCGATCATTAGCTCATACTGAGTCAGGACGGTCTGGAGAGTGAGGATACCTTCACGTTCACCTTCGGTTAGTTTGTTGTGGAAGTCACCAACGTCTTCCTCTACACCCAGTTCTTCAGCAGGCCAGAAGATAGCCATCTGGCTAGTGGCTGCTTCGATAGCTTGGGGGTAGTCGATGACGTAAGACTCTGTTGGAGTCTCAATACGTGAGAGAGGTTTAGTCATAATTTACCCAAAGAATATTGAGTTGGTTGAAAAGGGTAGTGAGCATAACTCACTTCCCCGGATTCTGTAATCTGGTTATTTAACCATTATGACTTAGTGAGTGCTGCCCAGCTAACCGGGAACAGAGGTTCCACAATAGCTGCTACAGCATGAGCCAGATCCTGAATTTCCTGTTGTGCATGGGAATCAGAACGTTTGTTGAAGAAGTTGGCAAAAGCCAGCAGGTTGCCTGTCCAAATCCAGTTAACCATAGCACCTTGTGGTAAAACAAAGCGTGCTTGCTCTGGTGCAATCCCAGCTTCCAACATACCTAGATAAGTGGCTACAGCCGCTTCAGTAATATGTTGGTAGGCTGCTTTCCAGATTTCATTCTGAGGATGCAAGCCAGCACTGCCTTGCTTAATTGAACCCTCTGGTTTCTGCCGGAATTCAGGAATGAAGATCTCAGGCACACTGCTGATATAGCGGCGAGACTCTTCATTCTCAACCAGACCCTGCTTATGTTTAAAGCATTGGGTACGGATTGGGATCGGAGCCTTCATACGCAACGTGATTGCTGTATGAGCAAAAGGTGTCCAGTGAACAGCCTGATGACGGATACGTTCATAAAGCCATTCTGCTTCCTCTTTGCCAGAAGTGGAGTAGTTATCTGAGCCTTCTTGGATCATGTTGATAATTACAGCTTTATCTTTACTGGTTACGCCGTTAGCGAGAAAACGGATAAGACTGGCATCCTGTTCAGGGGTAGTCTCACGTTTCAGTGGGCCAAAGGAGATACGGGCAACGTCTACTACACGTTTGTCATCACCCATATGATCGATATATTCAGCGACTTGTTGAGTCATTATACTTACCTCTATGTAGGGCTTTACTGCCCATTGTTTAAAAAACAGTTATGATACCCTCATTCATGAATAGGAGATCTCCCCAATGAGTATTCGAACCACTAAGGTTGATTTCTATCTGGTTAATCCAGATGGATCCCCTGTGACTAACACGAGCTTTTTTGTAAAGCCTCTTCGAGCCAGTTTCATGTCTGAATATGCAGGGCTTTCTCTGGATATTGAGTTAAAGCTGAAGACTGACAGTACGGGGCATGTTCTCGCTGATTTAGTAGCTTTACCTTACCCCTACGTACTGATCTATGACGACTCAGATGATAGCAACCCAGGTCAGTTCCTGTTCTATGTTCCAGCTGTTGATTTTACTGTGAACTTCCAGGATCTGATTGTCACTCGTGCGGATTCCCAGGATAAGTATGTGGATAATGCACTTAACCAGATTGTTTCTGGTTTAGCTAAAGCAAAAGAATATGCTGAGGAAGCTAAAGCATCGGCGGAGGCAGCGAAGCTGTCGGAGACGAATGCTGATGCTGACGAAGCAGCAGTGGCAGAACAAGCATCTCAAACCGCTGATCTTATTAATAAGGCTTCTTCAATCCTGTCACAAGTAAATGATACCTATGCAGCTTTTACTAAAGATTATGCAAGTGTTATTACAGCAGCAGGTATTCTTCAAAGCAGTGTCTTAACAGGGGCAATTCAGCTAGGGAATTACTTTATTTGGGTAGATCCTCAAGGTTTGCTGAGAATCAATGCTGGAAGTCCTCCTACCCCAACTTCAGGCGAAGTAGTAGGGGATCAGTCCTCTACTTAATTCTGGCTTTTACCAGGATCTCCCTTTAAGATTGTACTCAATTTGGTCATTCTTTTGGGAGATCTATAATGACTTGTACCTGCAATTCTTCTTGCACTTGTTCAGATACTGAAATCAAGCAGATCGTTGCTGATGCAGTAGCTGAACAGTCCGAAAAATTTACCGAGCTTACTCAACATTCTGAGCAGTCTGCTACTGCTGCGGATAACTCAGCTCATGAAGCTGCTATCTTTGCAAGTCAGGCAGCCTCCTCAGCTAATGTTTCAAGCTCTAATGCTAATGCTGCATCAGAGTCTGCTAAACAATCAGCTAACTCTGCATCGGCGGCAGCTCTCAGTGCTACCTCTGCCATTCAAGTAACTTCCTCTCTGCAAAATACAGCTGATAGCTTGGCTGATACAGCATCGAAACTGTCTACTAAAGTAGATACTGCAAATGCAAGTGCAGAAAGTGCAGAAAAGGCAAAAGAGGCTGCTGCGGTATCTGAAACCAATGCACGACAATCAGCTGGGGCAGCTGAGGGTTCAGCCATGTCTGCTGCTAACAGTGCTTCTCAGGCTGTTACTGCATCCAATACTGCTCTTGGTTATATGACCTCAAGCCAGGATGCTGCTAATACTGCTTCCCTGGCTAAACAGTCTGTAGTTGATAATGTTTCTGCATTTGAAAAAAACTACCAGACTCTTTCGGGTACTCTAAATACCAGCGTTTCTGCTGCTCAAACTGCTCAAGTTGCTGCTGAAGCTTCTGCAAATAATGCGGCTAATAGTGCTAATGCTGCTAGTACTTCTGCACTCGCAGCCATTAATAATGCAACTACTGCAAAAAATGCAGCTACCCAAACTCTTTCTTACCTGTCTGCTGCACAGAATGGCATTGCTACATATGCTGATTATGCAACTTTATCGGCTGCTAAACCTACTTCAGATCAGGTAGCAGTTACCACAGATACTTCCAATATGTACTATTGGACGGTTAATTCAGGTGTGTGGACTGATCTTGGGGTTACACTTAATAACTGGGTTATGGATATTAAAAATATTCATATTGCCCTGGATTCTGCAACAGAGAAGACTTTTGTAGATACCAACGGTACTACCCGTAAAACTTGGAAGTTTATTGAAGATTACTTTGCTACCTTAGATGGTTCTTCAATGGGCATTCTGGCTTTTGCTACTAAAGCAGATATGGATGCAAAAACACCAACTAATGGTAATGCTCTGGCTCTTGTTACAGCTACAGGGGATTACTACTACTGGTCAGGCACTGCATGGAAGTTTTCAACCTACCAGCCTAAAGCCCTTGCTGATACTACTGCAAACCAGGTACAGGATAACTTCCTTGCTTTACAGGCAATGCTGCTTACCCTGCAAAATTTTGCTACAGCGTTCAATGCATCTATGGCTTCAGTTTCTGATGTAGTTACTCAGGCAACTGCTACAGAAAAAAGGCTTCAGAATGTGTACCTTGCGCAGCAAGCTACTATTGCTGCTGTTAATGCCATAAATAGTAGCCTTCCTACTGAAGATCAAAAACTTGCTCAGTTTTATGCTATGAGCCGTTTTATGACTGAACTCAGTCCTTTGAATGGGTTTAATACTAAGGCAACTAACAAAGTTAATCCAAGCACAGAAAATGGCAATACAGTGTATTCTTTAGGTGCTCCTAAAGGCATTGTTAAAATTTTTATTACTTCACCTTCAGGTGTCCCAGCAACAAAAGATGTGGATCTTTTTGATGCCTCTGTGGAAATCAATGTAGACGGTCAGATTATCAGCACTTCCTGTCAGCTGAGTGTTCAAGGGGCAACATCTTCAAACCGTCCTAAGAAGAATCTGAACATGGATTTTTACACAGATTCCACTATGAAAACTGAAGCCCAAGTTAAATTGGGGCCAATCATTCCTCATGAAACTTTAATCTTTAAAGCTAACTGGTTGGATTGCACACAAGTAAGGAATGCTCTTGGGTATAACTTCTGGGATGTTATTGTAGAATCCCGTAAAGGGTTGTGGCCTAAGCGTGAGATTGATTTTTCCTACATTGGTAAATCAGGCACTGATGCTATTGATACAGGTGCTATGGGGCATCCAACAGGGTGGCCTTGTGTGACCTACATCAATGGCGAGTTTTATGGTGTTGGTGACCTGATGACGGGTAAAAAGCGATCTAATTACAATATGAAGAAGAAAGAACAGACCAAGGTATTGATTGGTTGGGATCTTGCTCTTGATATTGCTGCTTTACCTGCTTCAGAGGAGGCTGTTACCTGGGAAATCCGTAACCCTTCTAAACCAGATGATAGTACCTATGCTGTTATTCAGGGATGGCGTGATTTTGCTGGACAAGCTCAAGCAGATTTTACTGCATCCTTTGATACGCATCTTGATGCCCAGAACTGCATGGATATCTATCTTATGTATCAATTCTTAGGGGCATACGATTGTGTAAATAAAAACACAATCATGGGTACGTATGATGGGGTTAAGTGGTTCTTCTTCCCTTATGACCTTGATAGTACCTTTGGTTTACGTTGGGATGGTTCTAGTATTATCCAGACGCCTCAGACTAACGTTATGGGCGGGAATGCTTTCTGGAAAAAAGTTGCAAATGCTCTAGGCAACAAACTTGAGGAACGTTATGCACAACTTCGTTCTTCTGGTGTTTTTTCTCTGGACACTATTATCAAATTGTCCCAAGATCGGGTTACTCGTTTTAACAAAGATTTGCTTGAAGCAGAGCAGGCAAAGTGGCAAGAACCTTCGTGGGGAGTCACTAACCTTGACCAGATTTACACCTGGATTAAAGATCATATCGTGTATCTGGATTCGCTTCACAATTACACCCCAAACTGAGGTTATTATGGCTGATATCATTATTAAAGACTCCCTCCGTGCTGTTGTTGAAGCTCAATCTGGAGGCGCACAAACTGTGCTCTATACTCCTAAAGGTCAGCCGACCTTTATGAACATCATCCCTAAATTTGATGTATCTACTATTGCTGCATCGTTGGGTTCAGGGGTACACCCTGCGTTTATTATGGGGGATAAAACCCTTGATGCACTGTACGTTGGTACTTACCAGTCTTCGCTTGTGAATGGGGAACTGGTATCCCAACCATATCAAACCCCTGCAAGCCTCACCCAAGCGGCTGCTTTAACTTTAATTAAAAGTTTAGGTGCAGGGTTCCACCCTATCACTCAAGCTGAGTATGGGATGCTCCTGGCTTTAGAATACAAAAGCCAGAAACGCATTTATGGTAATGCGAACCTGGGTAACTCAAAGGATACTGGTTACGAGGGGCAACGTCTTGATGGGGCTGTTACAGGTGTTGAAGGTGGTACAGATAACCGTATCTTTACGGGATCTGGCCCTCGTCAATTCCGTATGGGGCATCTGTTTAATGGTATTTCAGATCTTGGTGCTAACGGATACACTATTCCTTATGGTATGCGTATGGCAGGCACTGAAATGCAGTTCCTTTCGTTAGATAACTCCGCAGCTGATCTGACCAAGAACTTTGCAGGTAGTTCTACTGACTGGAAAGCTTTAGATGCTGCTGCTCTTACCCTTGTTACCCCTACGGGTACAGGTACTCTTGGTATTGAGGGTGCTACAGGGGATTATGCGCCTACCACCTCAAACAGCCTGCGCTGCACTAACACTAAAGGCAGTGAAGTTTATGCTCTTCAGGGGGATCGTTACCCTGCACAGGCAGCGACTGTTGGGGATGGTGGATCAACACCACTGCCTACTGCCACTCTGCAAAAACTTCGTCAGCTTGGTATTATTACCATTGACTCAGCTTTTGCTCCTTATCTGGAAACTACCGGATGGAACCCTACTGTTGGTGCTGAAAGACTTCCTTTCCGGGGCAATACACCTACTGATAAGGGTAAGGGTAACATGACGGCTAACACGTTTTTCTTTCACCGTGGTGTCGCCGGAACTTCTCGTGTTTGCTACTACAAGCCTTAAAAATACTAACCGTAAAGCCCACTTCGGTGGGCTTTTTTATTGGGAGATTTTAATATGAAAATGTCTAATGAAGGGCGCAAAGTAACTAAGTACTTTGAGTCTTTAAAATTACGAGCTTACCCTGATCCTGCTACTGGGGGTAAACCGTGGACTATCGGTTATGGTCACACTGGCCCAGATGTTTACCCTGGTTTGGCAATTTCACAAACCAGAGCTGAACAATTGCTTGATGCTGATCTTGCTAAAGCAGAAGCAGAAGTAAACAAGTACGGTCACAATCTTACCCAAGGCCAGTTCGATTGCCTTGTGGATATGGTATTCAATATGGGATCTGCTTTTATTCGCCCTGATAATATCAAGGGTGACTTTGATGACTTTGTAGCTTCAGGGAATACAACTGAGATGCGTAAACGTATTCCTCAATTCCGTATGGCTAATGGTAAAGTCATGAAAGGGCTGGTACGTCGTCGTGCTGCTAACCTTGCTCTTTGGGATGGCAAATCAGGCGATGAAGCAATTAAACTGGGGGTAACCGCAGCATGAAACTTGTAGAAAACTGGAAATCAGCATGGAAATGGTATTCTGTACATATTATGGTAGTGATCGCTGCACTTCCTGAAATTTGGGGATACTTCCCACAGGAGTTCAAAGATGCACTACCTCCACATGCTCTTGCTGGACTAACAACTTTTCTGGGAATCTCAGCTATAGTTGCTCGTCTGGTTTCTCAGGAGAAGTCCAATGATAAAGGATCTAATTAAACAGTATGCTGTTTTGTTAGGTTCTGTTCTGGCCCTGGCTTTACTTGCCGGGGCTTGTTACTTAACCTATGTTGTAACTGATAACCACTGGTCTGCTAAGTATTCTGGTTTGAAGCAGGAATATAGTGATGCTTCTGCCAAAGCTACTCAGGAGGCCAGAGTCAAAGAATGGGAGTACCAAAACAATGTTGATGCAATCGCACAGCAAGGGGCTAAAGACCTCGCACAAGCTCGCTCTGATGCTGATAGTGCCAATGCTTCTATTGGTAGGTTGCAGCAACGGATCAACCGTTTACTTGCCGACACCAGCTCCGAAGATTCCGGCACTACCCAAAGAGGCAAGACAGCCAGAGAAGCCCTCGATCTGCTTGCCAACGTGCTCGAAAAATCTCTCGAACGAAACAGACAGTTGGCTGACTACGCCGACAAAGCCAGTAGTGCTGGATCCACCTGTGAAAAAGCCTACGACGCCATCCAATCAGGCAAGTAATACTAAGTTGGTTTATTTCGTATAAACCAGTAGAATGATGTACATTAACTAGACTTTTCATGAAGAGGAAACACCTATGTCTAAAGTCCCCTCTATCGGTGCTGGTGTTATCACTACCGATGATGTGCTGGCACAAGGCTATGATTTTGTCCCCCTGAAAATGGGTGGCATGGCTAAAGTGCCTGCTGATGTAGCCGCTGCTCAATCTAAAGATATCACTGGCGCTGCTTATACTAAGCCAGCAGCTTTGAGTCTGACTACTGATCTGGCTGCTACCAAAACTGTTGCTGAAGGTGCTGCTCTGGAGCTGAAAGTAGTTCCTGCTGGCGGTGTTGCACCTTATAGCGTTACCTGGTTTAAAGGTGGCTCTGCTGTTCAGACTCTGGGTAGTTCTACCCTTAATCTGGGTGCAGCTACTCTGGATATGGCTGGCTCTTACCATGCTGAAGTCTATGACGCAGCTGGTAAAGAGATTCAGTCCACTACCTGCGTAGTGACTGTCACCGCAGCTGGTGGTTAATAACTACCAGCATGAATAAGCCCCCAAATGGGGGCTTTTTTATTACCCTGTTAAACCTAAAAGGTTATCAGGATCCTTTACCGCAGTGTCTTTGATAAAGGCAAAAGGTACGATTATCTTTCCAAAATGAAAGGCACTGGGACTTTCCACCAGCTTATTTGCTTTGAAAGTGAGTGAGCCATTATTTCTGAAAAAGATAGTTATCTCAGCTGGAATTTTGTCTGTCATAGAGAGGCAATCCTGTGAGTTGCAGCCCTGATACGACTAATGCGGTTAGTATGCACTACCTCATTTCTGTCATACCCTCGGGCATTTCTACGAATGGTTGCGTACTCAGCTTGTACAGCAGGGTTCTGAGCACGTTTCTGAAGGATCTTAGAGCATTTAGAATGCACACGTTTACTACGTTCGATCCCACATATTGGACAGATGTTAAAGGTTGAACTGATAATCATGGTTTCAGAACAGCAATGATATCTTTGACCACTTCTCGTGATTCAGCTTTAGCTGAAATACTACGAGTTGCAGTTAATGGGTGAATGTCAAAACCAGCTTTGGTATAGAGATCAACTAAGCGTGGAGCACTACTATTCGTAATGACCACTCTTACACCTCTGGCTTTAAGCTCAAGAGCTTTACCTACCAGACGTTTCTGATCTCCCCACTTGAAGCTGGTGCCACTATAGCTTGTGAACCCCTGATGTTTAGGCATAGGCTCATAAGGTGGATCACAGAATACAACATTACCTTCCTGAGCAGTTTCCATGAACATCATAAAATCTGTATTTGCTACTGTTGGTTTCAAACCAGAATTGATGAAGTCTCTGAGTTCCTGTTCAGGGAAGTAAGGCTGTTCTTTCTGGCCCCAGGGAACATTGAATTCCTTTTTCTTGTTGTAACGACATAGGCCATTAAAGCCAGTACGATTGAGTACCAGGAAGAACACAGCTTTAGACAGGGAATTGAACTTACCACTGTTAAAGTTAGCTCTGAGTTGATTGTAGCGAGCTTCTGAGTTACACCACTCATGGAGTTTCTTTGCCTGGTTCAACACATAATCACCATTATGGATGAGGGCTAAGTAGAGCTGGCATAAATCAGGATTTACATCATTGATCGCCACCTTATCGAAACCAGCATTCATAAATACTGATCCTGCACCCACAAAAGGTTCAATGAGACGATTACCAACTAAGAATGGTTGGATTTGAGGAAGCTGGCGATATTTACCACCTGCCCACTTAAGCCATGGTTTCATTTGAGCACCAGTGTTAACAGATTCAGAACAAGATCGTAGGCTTGATAAGCCAACCACCAGAAAGCAATCAACAAGATTGCTATGATACTCCACACTTTTCCGCGAAAGCTCATAATAGTTTCCTTAATAAAAAGCCCTCCGAAGAGGGCTTGAGGTTACTTAGGTGAACCTGTGTAGGACGTCTTGCCTTCAAACAGCCTTTCTACATACTGGAAGATCTTAATTCCCAGGTAGGCAGATGCTGAAGTGAATATGGGTTGCGTAATCCCAGTAGGCAACTGACTTGCCATTACAGGGTAGGCATCCCATGCCAAATAGCCTGCGAGTAGAGCTGCTGACATTTCTGTAGCTGCTGCAACGAAGGTTACCTGACCATAGCGTAGGATTCGTCTCCCAACGGAGATTGCACCACTGACCGTACTAATCAGGAGAGCACCCAGTAGCTGAACATAAAAGTTCTGTTGCTGGTCTGGGGTCATGACACTACTCCAATTCACTTACATGAAATGGATTGTAACGTAATTTACTTTGAATGCTCAGAATTATCTGACCATAAACTAGCAAATTTAGCGTTGATCGCTTTCATGAACCCTTTCTGGTTATGGTTACGAAGACGTAGACGACTAAAGTTAATCTCATGAAGACCTTTAGTAATACCCTTAAGGTTCTCAACAAAGATAGCCTTATCAGGTTCTTCTTGAACCAGTGTGACTTTCTGGTTTAGAAAGTACAGCTGACCATTAAGCAACGTCCAGAAACCAGTGCATTGATACACACTTTCAGCCACTGGAGCACCCATAATCAACTGGCTTGCCAGTGATGTGATGCTCTCAGGGCATTCAAGGTATAACCCCAGCTCTGGTTTAAGGTACTTAAGTTCAATAACGAGTTTTACCATGGATCCTCTACACTAAACTTGGGAACCAGAATAGCTGTAACATTAGGCAGATACTTTCTGATTTTATTGATGACACTTTTATCATCATCGATCATGAAAATATCCACTTTATCCATCGTAGTCGAGGCACCCATACAGAACATTGGGATCAAGGACAGCATAGCTTCAAGTTTAAAGTCAGCTGCACTTCCTCCCAGGTTTTCACTCCGGTTATGGATCAGGTCGAAGGTAAGTTTACCCTCTTCTTTGAAACGATCATTCGTCTCTTTATCCAGGAGTTTGCTACGGTTAGACAGGCTGATTAATACTGACTCTTGATTAACCAGTGATTTAACCATCTCGATGCCTTGATGATTCAGCGGCTCAAACAACCACGCTTTATGCCATTCAAGCCAGTCATGCTGGTTTGATGGATCCTTAGGAATGTAACGCTTTCGAAATTCACTGTTACCGTTCAGAACTCCGTCCAGGTCACAGAAGATCAGTCTACGCATGTGATGCCTCTTTCTGTTTTAGCTTATCCAGTGCTTTAGCCACAAATGGCTTTATATCATCTTCTGCAAGGTTATTAGGCAGAGTGATAGCATTGGCCCAGTTGGGGTAGTATAAGTCCAGTTCAGCGGGTAAGGGGATTCGTGGATCGGCAATTTCAGGTAAACCCTTCCATGCCATGCACTCAATCAGATTGTCATTAACAAACTTGATTACCCTTACGTTGTTACGCATCAGCACATAGATGGCATCATGAATCAGAGCCACAGGCAGAATGTCATAACGAAACTCTGATGCCCATACTCGTTCCATGAACTCATTAGCAGCACGGTTGGTTAACAGGCCATAGGACTGACCCGAGATAGCATTGCCCAAGGTACGTCCCTCAGCTTCAGCTTCACGTAGCGTCTTGGTGGTATCCAGGATCGAACGTGCAAGGAGCGGGGTACGAATACGCAGCCCAAAGGCAGCAGTGGCATAGCCATCGTTACAGGCTTGTCTGATACGTTCTTTAACCCATTCACCAGATACAGCATAGAGAGCATGGAAACTGGCTTCAGTTTCTTTGGCTTCTTCTTCAGAGAAACCACAGTTCTTAACCAGAGTAATCCAGGTGCCCTGATACTGAAGTGCAAAGCTTGGTGCTTTAGACTTATTACGTAGTGGGTAATACGGGTGATCCTTCTCAGCTATCTGGTTTACAGAAGCTGGATCATTAATGTCGATATCCGGCATTAACTTGGCTCCCCAATAGCCCACAGCACGTAATGAGTGACCGTCGAAGCCATCCGTAAACACTTTGACCTTGTTAGGATCTTGCGTTAACAGTGCATTGATACGGTCTTCCAGAGCATTAAAATCTGCTCCACCGAATACCCAACCATCAGGCGCAGCAAAACACTTCTTGATGAGTTTACCGAAGGTACTCCCAGAAGGTAGCTGCTGTAGGTTTGGATCTGATGAGCTTAATCGCCCTGATACTGTGCCCCCCAGGTTGAAGTTACCATGTAGGTAAGATCTTCCATTGCCTTTGTTAAAGGCATTTTTAAAGGTGGGTATAAAACTGGTGAGGATCTTCTCACCATCTCCAAACTCACGAAGAGTTTTGAGTACTATTTTTCCACTTTCAGTAGCATGGTTTTCCAGCTTCTTAAGTGTTGCACCAGCTGTAGATGGTTGCTTGGTTTTGGTTCTGTCCAACACAGGAAGTTTCATCACTTCATAAAGTAAAGTGATCAGATGGTTGCCACTATTGGGGTTGAACTTAAGGTGACTGAAAGCACTGAGAGGGTACTGTTTAGTCTTCAGAGTGGCATTCTTAGCTTCCATTGCTCTGGTTTGAATAAGCACTTCTGCTTTTTGAACCAGGGGATGTGCATACAAAGTTTCAAGGCTTCGATCATGCAGTTCCTGTAATTGCTTCTCTGCCTTATTCACCATAGCAGGAATCATAGGCATACCAGTAAGCTCAATCTGAGTGATTGTCTTCTGGCTTGGCATCATCAGATATTTATACAGCTCAAGCTGCATATCACGAACCATAACAGGGTAATACTTGTTATAGACATACCACGTAGACATGGTATCGATGATGTTATAGCGAAGCAGTTCAGGTAGGGGGATTACCAGGATATTGGTAATGTCAGACATAGCCCAGTTGCCTGCAAATTCATGAGCAAGCTGTTTCAAGCTCAGTTCATTCTTTGCAGTATTGTTCAGTGCGAGATAAGCAATGATGCGAGTATCATCACAATCTCGATAGAGACAATCCAGGCCACGCAGTAAACCTTCATTATCCAGGGGATCTTTCATCCAGAGGTTATAGATCAGGACTTTGGTATCAAAGTTAGCCCTGTGGAATTTCAGGTTACCCTTATATTCCTCAAAGAATTTACGCAGCTTAATACGAAAGCCTTCGTTAAACCAACGGTAGTTCTCCCCTTCACTTACTGCAAGGTCACAGGTAAATGCTATACCGCCTGTGTTATCAGGGCTGAAAGCAATAGTACCGATACCCGCAGTAAAGATATCAAGACTGAAAGTTTCGATATCACAGGTCAGCTTAGGGTAGGACATTAACTTGGCAAATGCCTCGTCAATTTCCTTTTCAGTCTGGGGATACAAAGCCCATTTCAGGATGTCAGCACCCAAAGCTTTGTAGCTATTGGTTACCTTACCTGCTAAGGCTTGCACAGACATTTCCAGCTTATCTGCCTGGTTTGGGTTATAGAGCAGAGCCTGATAGTTAATACCTACCAGTATCTCGATATCCTCATACCCCGGTATTGAACAGGGAGTGCCATAACCGATCATTGCATCGATCTTGGCATTCTTAACCAGGCACTTAAAGTAAGTGGAGTCAGCACAGTAAATGTACTTAACACCCATTTTCTTAAGCTGGGGGAGAATTTTAGCCAGATAATCCTTACAGAACTTGGCTGGTGCTTTGCCATTGGATTCATACTCTAGCGAAAACGCCAGAATGTTCTCTTTGGCATAGCCAGCTTCGACTAAAGGATTAACGTAGTGACGCTCAATCTGATCCTGATAGAAAGCAGACTCTTTAATGAGTATTGCTGTTTCAAATTCAGGTTTATGAGCGAACATTATATGACGCATAGCCTACCTCTCTAGTGGCATACGAAAGAAGAGGGGCCGAAGCCCCTCGGTACTACTTAAGCCAGGTTTTCAGTTCATCACTGACTTTCGGATCAAGTCCGAATGCCTTTGGCCCTTTCTTACGAGAGGACATGAAGAACTGGAGTTCACCTGCTGCATCTTTAGTGTCAGCACGGTTACCTTTGGCTTTAGTCTCTTTGAAGACACGGTACAGCTCTTGTGCCTGCTCTTTGACTGTCATAGCCTTACCTTCTGGTTTAGCTGGAGATTCAGCTT